CCTCCACTCCCCCGCCTCGAAGGTCTCGACGGTGATTCGCCAGCTGGTCGAGGGCAGAGTTGGGATGCCCGATGTCGACGTCGGGGTCGGGGAAATATCCGGGGTCGGGGGCGTGGGAACTGAAGGAGTTGGAGTTTTCGGCCTTGGCGTCGGGGTTGCGGGGCGCGGGGTTGGCGTTCTTGTTGGGGTAGGCCACTGCGCCAGAGCGAAGCCGCTCGGTACGAAACAGCAGATCACCAAGCCAATCACGAGACGGCGTAGGACCGAACTGGATCGAACCAATGACCTCCGCCACAAGTCAGCCCTCGCCGCCCTGTCCGGCGTGACCGCCAGCGACCGCGCCGGCGATGTCCCTGGCGAAGAGCTCCTCAGCGGTTTTGCCCTTGAGGGGGAGGACGTCGTTGATGGCCCGGTCACCAAGCTTTCCGGCAGACCCGAAGACCTCGTTGCAGCGGCCGGAGAGGATCGCGTAGACCGCGGTCTCCTGCTCGACGCCGTTCCCGATGAAGATCTGGGCCTCCGGGGAGAGCGGGTCGCGCATCTTCCGGACGTAGTCCATCTTGTTCGGAACGGAGACGGCGCCGTAGACCCGCACGCCAAGCGGCGAGTACTGGGCCCGCCACTGCATGAGGACGTCGCGGCTGTAGACCTCGTAGGTTACCGGCTCGAAGGCTGCCGGGTCCGGGTTCGGCTGGGACACGAACCACGCCCAGAAGTCCTCGACGGGTTTCGGCTCGGACGGGACGCCGGCCTTCAGGTCGGCGACATCTTTCTGGATCTGCTGAACGATGGCGAACACGTCCTCGAGGGTTACCGCGGTCGCCTTCTCTTCTTTTGCCTTTACCATGCGCTTTCTTCCTTCTGGTCTCTCAACCCGTTTATGGGTCAGACTTCTTGTCGTTTGAGATGATGTTTCCAGTGTTCCATGCCGCGGCGCCGAACCGCACGACGCTGGCGCCGATGTAGCACTGCTTGATTGCGTGGTCATTGCACGGTGTGAGACGCGACCCGACGCTCGATCGAGGCGCAGCCCGAAAGCAGGACCAGGACGGCGACGGGAACGAAAAGTCTCACCGGACATCCTTGATGGACTTGGCCGCGAGGTAGTCCTCGACCACTGCCGTCACGATGTCGTTGACGTCCGACTGCTTCGTGTCGTTGGTCGGTAAGCTCCAGTGTGTCTGAAAGAAGACAAAGAGCTTCGAGTTCCAGGCGTCAACACCCCCCTCGTAGAGGTTCTTCGCTATGGCTTTCTTTTCTGCCGAAGCGGACGAGTCGCCGAGTATCGCCTTCGCCCAGACAGCCAGAGCGAGGCGCGTCCGGTCATTCAGCTTCACCTTGGGGAGCGGGGCCGGGACCTGAGCCATGGGAGGCTCCAGCGACGGCGACTCCACCGCGGGGGAGCCCATTGCCTTTGTTACTGCGGAGGCGACCGATTTTGCCATTTTTGTGATCCCCATACCGTCCTCTTAAACCAAACTCACCCAAGAGTAGTTGTCGGCGCCGTCCTTCAGACAGACTTCGAACGTGTCGGCAACGCCGGTCCCGCCAGCCACGTAAGCAATCGCCCCTCGTGTGCTCGCATCCGCCGCTGGCTTGGTTCGCGAAACAAACTGGAATCCGGCTGCGTCGGAAATCCTGAAAATCTCGTCCCCGTAAGAACTTCCGTAGAACAGCAGGATTGGAGCCGATGGGTGAAGCACCACATACGGATAGCCGCCGGAGTCGGTCCCAATATAAAGTCCTCGGTCGCTATCGGACGCTCTAACCACGCGCAGCCCGCGAGTTTGGCTGAACGCCCGAACCTTTACGGCCCCCGTCGATGCGCTGGCTGCGGAGAGTTCGAGGTCCACGTCATCTGCCCCCGCCCCCGCCGTCTCAGCCGCGAGCGTCACCGCCGTGCTGGTAGCTGACAGCGAGGCCCGGACGTAGTTCGAGGCGTCCGTGTAGGTGCCGTAGATCCGGTAAGTTTGGGCGTTTGTTGAGTTGCGCTGGGCGAACGTGTTCGCGGCGTCACGACCGACGATGGTGTCCTGGGAGTTCCCGAACATTATCTGGTCGTTCGGGATATCCACGCTCAACGCTACGTGGCTCCCGGTGTCAGCGAAATAGACGTACTGGTCAGCGGAGATGATCGGGATCATGTACGACGGATTTACAAGGAGTGAGTAACCGTGGCCCGCCCGTGTTCCGGCATACGCGCCCGCGACAAATCCGATTTGACCTATCTGTCCGGGGCCGACCCTCGCCACCTCGTTAGTGGATACACGGAAACTCTGGTGGATACCGGATGACCTGTCGGACACAATGGCCCCGGCTCCAGCCGGAGCAATCACGACATCCACGTCGTCCGCCCCCGCCCCCGCCGTCTCAGCCGCGAGCGTTACCGCCGTGCCGGTAGCCGAGAGCAACGCCCGGACGTAGTTCGAGGCATCCATGTAGGTTCCATAAACCTCGAACCCCTGAGCGTTTGTACCGTTCCGCTGAGACAGGATATTCATGCCTTGGAATAGGATCGAGTCGGCGATCGTAGACGAACTCGCTGCAACCGGGATAGTCCCTGTCGTCAATCCGCTGATGCCGCCGCCGCCACCCCCACCGCCCCCACCACCCGGGAAAATCCCGCTGCCGAACGTGACGCCCATCAGAAATATCTCTCCTCAAAAGAAGAGATTTCGCCGGTGGGCGTGCCTGTTCCAGCCCCGCGCAAGAGCGCGAACCCAAACCCAAGAACGCCGTCAACACGACGCGACGTCTGTGTCGAGATCCCGCAGTGCTGTGCCCTGTAGGCAAAGGAGCTCGGAAGCGTGGGGCGCGTATCAGCCGTGGTGATTTGAAGGCCGAATGCAGACCCCTTCTTCCATGCCTTGACCCAGAGAGCCTGATCATCGGCGGCCGTGATCGAGCCACCCCCGGAATAAGACACCCCGGCAGCGACACCGGCCGAGCCCCGGCCGACCGTGGCCCGGACAAAAACCCCCTGGTCCGCCGGGTCCGCCATCACGATCGCAAAAGCGGTCGTCGTGTCAGACGCCTGGATGTTGTTGATCCGGAGCAGAGCTTCCCAGTCCTGATCCCAATACAGCGGCTTGTAAAGCCAGGGTGCGCTGTACGTTCCATTCCACCAGTCGTAGGCACCACCGGTCCCGCCATTGAGGCGGATCCGGTTTGCCGTCGTGGTGTTCACGTCCGCCGAAGCCAAGCTGCCGGAATTTGCCCAGGTCCAGCCAGAAAACGGATTCGCCTTGAGGTCAGCGACGGTCGTCGTCAGAAGCTCGCGTCCCATCAGAACCCCCAAGGACCGATGTAATCGAGTGCGACCCACTCGGTAGCGTTGATGGCAAAGAGCGTTACGACCGAACCGACAACCCCGCAGGTGATCGAACCAGCGGTAGGAGTAACGTTCGCACCAAGACGAATCGTGTCGCCGGTACCGGCCGTCACCGTAATCACCTGTGCAGCCTGGACATAGAACGTGTAGTACATCCCGACAACGATGGTGGACGGAAGATTGAAAACGACACCAGCACTCGCTCCCTCGTTCGTGAGAACCTTGCTGGAATCAGCCTCCACGAGAACAGATGGGTTTTTGTCGTCAGCATGAATCGTGACGTCGCGGAGCCTCGTCGGGAGCTTCCACTGGATCCCGATACCCGTGCTCGTCAGGACCTTGTTGTTGCTCCCGGAAAGAGAAGGAAATGGGCTGGCCCAGGAGGCGGTAGAGCCATCCGTCGTAAGGAAAAGGCCAGCCGAAAGACTCTGGTCCGGCAAGCTGCTACCCCCGGCGCCGCCGCCGGGAAAAATGCCGCTACCGAATGTAACGCCCATGGGTCACCCTACCGACGAATCCCAATCGAATTTGACCTGGATATAGGTGTTCCCGGCGGGAGCAACCAGCCAGACGAGATCCGTCGGATACCCACCACGCTGGCAGGGGACCTGGGCGGGAGCTGCCGGCTGAAGCGGGACAAGGTAGCCAAGGGCCGCGGCCGGGACGGAGAACCCCTGATCCCAGGTGAAGAAGACCTTGTTCGTCTGGCCATCTTCAACGGCGAGATAGACCGTCGTCGGCTTGGCGCCACTCGTGAGTTTCGGGATACCACCGGTCCCGGCCATCAGCGTGTCGAGTGACGACGGCGTGGCCGTGACCTGTACCCTGAAATGAGAAACCACCCCCGGTGCGAACACCGGGGATGGAACTACAGGCGTGATGTCGCGCGCCACGCTTTCACCTTACGCCGTGGGCGGAGTGAACTTGATGCCGTAGACGCAGACCCGAACCTTGCCGGCTGTGGCGGCAGACGCGCCCGTGAGGGTGAGCCGAAGAGAGGCCGCCGCGGCCTGATACAGGCCAGTGGTCCCGCTCGCGATGCCGGTTGTGAGGTGAGTCGCACCAACGCCGCTGACGCCGGCCGCAATCTCGTTGCCGGAATGCGCCTGCGAACCAAACCTGGCGGCCGTGGAGCTGTCACCGAACTGGACCGCGGTCAGCCCGGAACCCGTCGCCTTCACCGTGAAGTAGTAGGAAACGCCGAGAATGATCGACGTCGCCGGCAGGAGCTTCTGAGTGGAATCCACCGTCGTCCCACCAGTGGGGAGCGTGATCTCCTCTTCCGCGTAGAAGAAGCGCCCATCACCCATCGGGGTGTCGGTGAAGAGGAGGTTGCTGCCCTGGACCGACTTGCCCTGGTTCGAGGCGCCGCCGAGCAACGTGTTTCCCGCGAGTTCGATTCTGTCTGCCATGTCATTTCCCCTTTTTCTTTTCGAACAACTCGAAGCAGATCTTTCCGGAAGGATTCTCGGCGATCTTGGCTTCCATTTCTTGAATGGTGAAGTGGTTGACGACTTCGATTACGCCCAGATCGCGTGCCGACTTCTCGTTGCTCTGAAAGGACTTGGCTTTCAGGCCGATCAACCACGCGTTGAGGAGCCCAGACTCAACCCAAAAAGTCTCGAGGAGCTTGGGCGGCGGCTCGGTGTTCACCGGCGCCGGAGGAGGGGGCGGAGGAGGCGGGAGGACCAGTGGCTCCAGGGGTTCCGATTCCGGTGTCGGCTTCGGTTGCTGGGTGAAGAGCGAGTCGATGATCGACGCCATCACTTCTTTCCGTAGCCCATGAGGGAGAAGAAACTCTTCGGCCCCTTCTTCTTCTCGTCCTTCTTTTCCTTCCGGGTATCGAAGGGAGACTCCTTGACGCCGGCCTCGGCCTTGTCACCAGAGGCGTCGTGCGGCTCACCGGCGTCATCGTAGACGTGATCGGTTTCGCCGAGCTCGTCCTCCGACATCGCCGTGGCGGGTGACTCCACCTCGTCCTCGAGCGGGTCCCCCTCCTCGATCACCTTCATCCCGTTCTCGTCGGCAGGACGATTGCGGTAAGGGTTCACGTCGCCAGGGTCGCTTCCGGAAACATGGTCGCCGCGAGAGATCTTGGCGTCGTCAGCCCCCCGGATGATGATCGAGATTGCCATCAGAACCTCCTACCTGAGAACCGGATGGGTGCGTCGCCGTCCATCACGTATCGCCCGCCACCGATAAACCGCAGCGCGGCCTCGGGTTCCTGCCGGGCGGCGACCAGTCTAGCACGCATGGCCTTGACATTTGGGTCCTCTGCTGCATCGATAAAGTTGGTGTCCTCGATCTCGCGCGGGACCCCGACATTCGCCCGGAGTCGGCTCGCGCAGAGGTAACGCAGTGCGTCGGCCCAGTGGTCGTTGTCGCACTTCAGGACGTCTTCTGGTTTACGCGGATCGCGAACAAGCGTCGTGATCGAGTTGATCAGCCGGACACATTCGGGAGAAACGATGACCTTCCGCTTCCGGAACCCCTGGTAGAGGAGCTGCCACCCACCGATCCGGTTGTTGTCGGCGGGCTCTGGAGCCGGAATCGGGGCTCCTTCCCGAACGAACGTGTCGGCCATCTCCAGCGCCATCGACCGCTCAGAGGTACGTTTCGAGAACGCGTCGTGCGAGAAGAAGAACCGGTCGATCTTGTCGCCATTGTTCGCCTCGATCACCTTCTCCGCGAGGGCTGTGGGATCGAGCCCGCGCGCGCTGAACTCCCGGTAAATCCAGAACGTCTCGCCATCCCAGGCACCCCAGTAGAACGCCGACCAGGAGCTGAACCCCCAGTCTCCGGCGAGGTACCGCGGCCACCAGGGCTTGATCTCGGGCGGGTCCTGGACGACGTCGTCCTCGCGGAAGACGTCAAAGTAGACGCCCGCAAGGATGTTCCAATCGCCCTGCCGCCAGGCCCGGTAGAGGTTCTCGTCACCGACGAGGGCCAGGCGGGCGTCGTACATCGGGTCGTTCTTGACGAGGATCTTGTTGTCCTCGAGAACGGCCGGGATGAAAACGCTCGTGATCCAGACGTTCGGCGCGAGCTTTGGCTGAGGCTGCCAGTGCCTGAGGTTCCAGGCCCCATGCCGGATGTACCGGTCATAGATCCACCCGTGGCCGGCGCCCCCCGGGTTCGCCGTCATCCTGCGGTAAACGGGAATGCCGTCCGGCGAGCGGAGCGCGCCAAACAGCTTGTCGAGGGGCTCGGAGACCGGGAAGTTTCCAGCCTCGTCGATCGCGATGTAGGTCATCGAGTAACCCATGTACCGCTCGGCATCGCGATCGTCCTCGATGTAGGTCATCCGGCACGTCCCGCCAGAGGGGAACGTCCAGGTCTCCTTGCTCTCGGCCCAGGTCGCGCCCAGCTTCGGGTAGATCTCCTGGGCGCGCCGGTGGACCTCGGTCATCTCCGTGAGCGTGCGGCGGAGGAAAAGAGCCCGGAACTTGTCTCCGTACTGGCCCGCCTTGATGGCGATGTCCCCCAGCAGGAAGTCAGACTTTCCACCGCCGCGCGCGCCACCATACAAGAGGTCGAGAGCCGTACAGTTTACCGCGATCGTCTGGGGACCGGGTTGCGGCTCCCAGGCGATCAACCTACTTTTTGTCACGGACCACCCCGTTCTCCGCCAGGAGCTTCTCCCACTGTTCCGTTCCCGTCAGCTTCGGGTCCGCGGTCGGAAGGGGAAGGACCACCACGTACGACTGCTTCCTCTCGTTCGGGTCCGCTTTCCGGAGCACCGGGCCCTCTGTCCTGTCGATTATTTCCTTGACCGCCGCTGCCCCGCCAGCTCCATCCGACACCGCCCTCCGGACCATCGCCACCGCCAGGCGGTCGGTCATCGTGTACTGCCGTTTCTCCTTGCGAACCACCTGACGGAAGTGTTCCTCCGCGAACTGCTCCTCCGTCTGCCCCGGCGCCCACGACACCTTCAGTACTGACCGTATCGCCTCCGTGATCCCCACTCCCTTGTCTTGGTCCTTGTCCTCCGCCATTCGGCCTCCCGGTGATAACCGCGAGCTTCCAAATGAGCGCCCCGCGAGGACCGGGCTCGGCTATCACGTCAAAATTAGAACGCATCTCCTGCAAAGCCTCAATCAACGTGGCCCGCTTGGAAGCAACGAGGTCGTGCAGCTGGTTCGTCGAGATCTCCGGGTTCGACCGAAGAGCCTTGACGATCCGCTCCTTCACGGCAGCAAGCTGAGCCTTCTGCCTGGGCGTGGCCGCATCGAGCGCGTTGCCTTCTGGCTGCTGCCCTTCCTCGCTGAATGTTGCGCGTGGCTTGGCGAACTTCACGTAGAACTTCACCCCTGTTCCTCCTAACCTGGACTTGGGGATCTGGATGGTCACGAACTCGTCGATCGACCCCGTCAAGAACAACTGAACGTCCGATTGGTATTCGATACCACTCCCGCCAGCCCCGCTCGACAGCGGATCGTCGCGATCCTTTTCGTTGCGTGACCGGTAGGAACCACGGGTTGCCTGCGAACAGATGATCGTTATCCATCCACGTCGCCTCGTCTCCTGCTTCAAGAACTCCATGAGTTCGTTGATCCGTTCCCACTGCTGCTTCTTGGGGGGCCTGTTTTTTGAGAGGACCGCAACCTGAGCCGAATCGATAACGAGCACCGGCTGCTTGTCGCCAGCTCGCTCGTCCACGATCTCGAACATCTTCTCGACCGTCACGTCGGGAAGATCCGGATCGAGCATGTGGTAGGAGTAAGAGGCGACCTTGGTCGCACACGCAGCCTCATCGGTCGGGTCCCTGTCCTCGAGCTTCGCGCGATCAAACCCGAGCATCTGGCCGATACGGATCGCAGACGCTTCCGGGCCCTCGTCCTTCCAGAGCGCGAACACCTCGCAGCCCTCGTGGACGGCCATGAAAAACGAGATCTGCGTGGCCAGGTTGGTCTTGCCGGCCCCGGGCTTCCCCACGATGGAGATCACCTTGCCGGCCGGGATCCCACGCGTAACCCTGTCAACCGTCGGGATCCCCGTCCTGTATCGGGTCGTGACCGAGTCTCTCTTGAGAAGAACATCCGATACCGAGAGGACCATCTCCAGAGGACGCTCGGATGGTTTCTGCTTCGCCGGTTCGGGCTGATCCAGTGGCATCTCGACCTGCGACCATGAAGCGGACTGTGAGACCATCCCGGGGATCGGCTCACGCCTCGGTCTCGAGAAGGCCTGCTCATAAGAAGCCTTCAGCTCGACCAGGGTGTAGGGATGATCGAACTTTCCGATAGCATCGAGCTGCCGGTGGTACTGCCGCATGAGCACCCAGGCCGAGTGCCGCGGAATCCCGGCGTCACGAAGCTGGCAGGCCAGGGCAAATCCCATGTCGTTTCGGCCAGTCCCAGCGACCACCTTCTTCAGCGCCCAGGCGACGAGGGCCGACCCGTCCCGATCAATCTTCTCTGCGTCCATGACGCCCTCGAAAAGACCCTCCGGGGGCGGGGATGTCGATTCAGTCTTCCCTGGTCGCGCGAGGGCCCTCATCCACGCGGGGGCGGACGCGGGGGTGACGTCATCCGGGTGGGCATCCACGTTCCAGCAGTACTCGCGCCCGGACTCATGGAGGGAAGGAGGTGCCACGACGTAGGCGCCGTCGCTCCGAACGTCGAGCCCCTGGCCGAGGATGTTCGACCCGGTCCGCCACTTCTCGTCGTAGCGGTAGTACTGGTGAGAGCCGTTCCCTGTGAACGCTTCCACCGTGAGGGGTAGGCTGCCGCTCGCCTTCTCGAGGTCCGCAATCGTCTCGTCACCCAGGTGCCTGATGTCGACGTCGACCACGTTGATCCCGGAAACAGCGCCAGTCCGGACTCCAACGTTGGCGGTTGGCCAGCGTTGCCACCACGCGATGATGACGGACTCGTCCGTCGTCGCGTCCTTCAGCCCGCCCGAGACCCTCGGATGCTTACCAGGTGAAGGGCACGAAGCCCCGCGCGGGCAGGTGCATTGGCCGGCGCGGGGCTCGTACAGCGGAAAAACGTGCCACCCTCTCCTGGCGTAGGAGAGGGCGGCGGATAGCATGGCACCCTGTTCTGCGACGCGGGGCACCACTTAGAGCCCTAGTCGAACGGTGTCTTGGCGAACAGAGAGGCGAAGACGGAGGCGGAAGAAGCCTTGCGCTCCTGCCCATTCAGCCACTTCACCTTGATCCTCGACTTCCCCTCGTAGTCATCCGACTCGGTCTCGATCGTGGCCTTCTTGCCAGCGAGGAGGACCGCAGGATCCTCCCAGAACTCCTCGCTCTCGAGGACGTCCGGCTCGATGCCAAACGCCTTCATCCGCTTCACGAAGTTTTCCTTGGTCTTGTCCGAGATCCACTCCGTGTGCCAGATCAGGTCCTCGCCCTTGTCGGCCCTCAGCTTGAATCCCAGGCCCGGGGTGCCCTTGCCGCTCTCGGTGCGGTAGGCATCCATCACGATCACATCGAACTTTCCAACTCCGAATCCCATCTCATCTCCTTCAATCTACCGGAACTAGTTTCTTGGTCGGGGTTGATGTCACCATGGACTTGAGCAGATCCTTGGGGGGCTTGAACTCCTCCTCGATCTGCGGGGGCGTCTTCAGCTTGAGCGTGAAAACCCTGTCGCCGTAACGCTCGCGAAGAACGGTCTCGGCCGCCGCCGGATCGACCCATTTTCGCGCGCCGTTGCGGCCCCTGCCGATGCTCCAACCGGGAACGGTACCACCGGTCTCGAGTGTCGCCCAGGCCCTTTTCTCGACCTGATCAAGGATGGCCTGGGCCGCCTCGACGCGCTCTTTCCAGCGTGTCAAGAATTCGCCGACACCGGTCGTAGAAAGTGCCGTCGCATACTCCTTGGGGGTGAGCTGGACCGTGGCCAGGTCAGAGGCTTCGACCATACTCATCTCGAGAACCGGGCAGGTCACAGCCCGCAAGCAGTACTTGCAGGAAGAGTTGGCGGTCCAGCTTCTCTCCGTCGACTTCTTCACCTTCTCGATGATCTCGACGGCCTCCCTGTAGGTCTCCTCGACCAGGTTGTCCGCCACATGGAACCCGGTCTTCTCCGTGAACTCCTTGTCGAGCTCGACGCGCCAAAGGTCAACCTCGACGATCTCCGGGAACTCCCTCTTGAGACCACAGAAGTACAAGGCCATCTGGATCATGTCAAACCCGCGGTCTGTGTAACCCGTCTTCCAGTCCCCCACCACGACCGCGGTGTCGTGGAACACACCACCCTCCGGATCAAACTTGCGCTTCCCGACGATCGCCCAATCCAGCGTACCCCAGACGCTCGGAAGGTCTGTGTAAACACGTCGCTGGACAAAGACTGTTGGGTTGGGGAGAAAGAGATCTAAGGCCTCCTGGAAGACCTTGAGACCGTACTCGACCTGATCCTGTAGCTCGGCCGGAACGTCGGGATACAGCCCGGAGATCAGGGCGGATAGGCAGGAATCTGTGGAGTTGCCACGGTCGGCATCTGAAGAGAACACACCGGATAGGAAGCCGGTGCATTTCTTCCAGTGGGGGAAGCTTGATGGCGGGAATTTGGAGTGCAGGACCATCATCTCCGGGCCGTCCATCATAGCTCCTCGTCGAGCAGTGGCATCTGCCTGCGCTCGAGATCGATCTTGTCTTCAAGAGTCTCGATCTTGCGATCGAGACTCTCTAGACGTTGCTCCTCGAACACGGACAGCCATCGCTTTCCCTCGGTGATCGCCTTGCGCTGCTTCTTCGCAGTCTTCAGCTTCTCCTCCAGGGCGGCAATGATGTCCTGATGACTCACCGTTTACGCCTCTTGAATTCCTTGGGAGCGGGCAGCGGCTCGACGACCGGCTTCGGCGGCTCAGGGACGGGCGGCGATGTCGGCTTCGCGGGCATCCGGAGCCGGTTTACCTCGGTCGCCAGCGTCCTGATGATGTTCGTGAGCTGGGCCAGCTCCGGGAACGTCAGGATCACGCTGCTCGGCGTGAAATTCATGTACATGAGGTTGGCGATCCCCTCGCTCGAGAGGATGTCGACCTTCTTGACTTCGGGAGCCGGCAGCGCCGGCACGGGCTTCTGGTTTCGCTTCATTTCTCCACCTTCACGTTGATGTTTCCGGTTGTTGGATTGGCCTGCCAATCCCGGTGCTTGACTTCCATCCATGTGGACCTGAGGGCTTCTGCTGCATCGATCCCAAGATGCGAGCAGAAGTTGACGAGGAAGATCATCTGGTCGCCCACGGCGTCGATCATGGCTTCGTGATGGGCGAATTTGGGGCCACGAATGTTCTGCGTCGCCTTGAGGTAGGCGTGCGCCAGCTCGCCCACCTCCTCGACGACGCCCATGAGGGGCTGCCAGGGGACCTGGCCCGGGAAGTTGAGCTTCGTCCACTCCCAGGCCTCCCGCTGCACGGCCGACAGCACATCTGCGCTCTGGGGAAGGATCGTGAGCTTGCTGGAGGTGACCGTCCTGAGATTCCCGAGCGCGATCCCGACCATGATGCCGACCACGGAGCCGGCCAGGAACGTCATCATTTGATCCGGCACAGCGGCACATTCTCCTGCCAGGGATCGTTGACGTGCACCGAATACTCGGGCCACGGAACCTTGGTGATAGGGAGCTTCCCCTTGTGCTTGCGCATCCGGAACTCCTTCCAGGTTTCGATGTGACTGGGAGCGGTGTAGGGGCGACGCTTCACGGCCGCGGGGTTCTCGATGACGCCAGAAGCCCTGGCCGCAATAACGGCGTAGGTGACCACCTTCTTGGTGAACCCGGTGTCAGCCACGATCTCTTCGGGGGTGCGCCCCTGACGGAGGTAGTCGATGATGATCTTCCGGCGCTCCCTGGACGCCCTGCGACGGGCTGACCCCGCAGAGATATCCACCATCGACGCGTAAACAGAAGACCGGCACGTCCGGCACTCGGTCTTTCCGTTCTTCCTGACGTAGGCGTTTTCGCCATCGACCAGATGCCCGTGCTTGCAGATCCGGGGCCTCACGCGCCACCCCTCTTGAGGATGCCCTCCTTGGCAACATAGGCCCTGACGAGGTTGATCGTCTTGAGCCCGGACTCACGGACTTCCTTCTGGACGACAGAAAGCTCTTCGAGCGTGGCAGCGGCCTGGATGTCGGCCAAGAATTTCTGTTCGAGCGTGTCACCCTCGGAAGGCTTCTTGTCCTTGGCCGGCGGGAGGACGACCTCCCCGTCGAGAACCGGCGCCTCCGGTTGTGGCTCAGGCTGCGGCTCCTGCACCGGCTCGGCCGGGTCGACGATCGGCGTGATCTCGACGGTCGGAACCGACGTCGTCTCGCCGAACTCATCACGGATGGTGAGCCCCTTGAGGACGTCAGCGAACACATCACGGAGGGTGAACCCCCTCGCGCGCATCTTCAACATGCGACCCGGGTATTGCTTGTGGACTGCCTTGGAATCGAGACCGGCCCGCTTCGCGTCCTTCTCGCTGAAGGAGTTCGAAATCGGCTTCGGGTCCCCGCGGCGATGGACAGTGCAGGTCGCGGTCAGCCCGTTCACCAGATCAACCACCATCGTTTCCTCGATAAAGATCAGAAGCCCGCTCGCGCGAACGAGACCGAGAGCAAGGTCCCCGTAAACCTGAGGCTTCCCGTTCACGACAGCGATGCTTTGCATTGCCTGGAACGGGCTGACGCCGAGCTCCATGCCGAGCTGCAACGCGATGAACACGTTGGCCGGCTTGCCCCGGTACTCGGTCGGGATCAGGTCGCTCTTCGAGACCATCTCGCAGAAGCGAAGGGCCTCATCGAACGACCTTGGGATGAGCGCCGAACCGAGTCCGGTCGGCGTGGCTTTGACAATGTCTCCCATCAGAGTCTCTCCTTGACTTAGATGCTACCGCGAAGATTTCGCGGAGTCAACGCATATTATTCACGACACACGTCATGCAGGCGACATCCCCGTGGCGACTAACCTTCCAGTTGGTGGATCCGCAAGCGGGGCAGAGGTTCTGCGCGAGCTTCTTTCCCCGGGCCCGCCGGACCGCCCGATCTCGAGACGCCTTGACGGGATCGGCGTGAAGACGCGCCTTCATGCAGGCGGCGCAGATAAGCTCGTCCTCGTCGACCAGCTTGTGGCAGTCGATGCAGACCCAGCCCATGCAACTCTCCCCGCCGGGAACGTCCGTGACCAGCGTAAGAAGACCGTCAGCCCGTGGCCGCCACTCCGAGATACCTTTCCGCAGGACGGCCTCAGCCTCATCCTGGTCCATGGCGAACTCGACGGTCACCAGATGGACGTAACACGACTCGCACCAGGCGATCCCGGCGGCCGCCCCGAGGACCTCCTCGACGCGAATCGCCACGGCCTTGCCGCCACAGCACGGACACCTCGAGACACCGCGCGTCAGCACACGATCCCCACGCCGGACGTCTTTGTCGCGCCGACGAACTCGGCCTCGTAGCGCGCGGAGTTGAAGAGATGAACGGACCGCGGTCCCAGCGGCCTCGGCCCGCCGGCCTTTCTTTCTTCAGGCGCAAGCCCCTCCACAACCAACGTCCACTCCGGCGGGAGCGAATCCAGTATGGATGCGATACGCGCAGCCATGGCATACCTATCCGACGTTACTTTTCTTCTAGCCTCCGAGAACTTGCTCCAATTTTTATTGAGAAGACCTGTACCGTGCGGGGGCTTGAACGTAGTGAAGTTATGACTCGCCAGGGTGCTACCGAAACAAAGTAGAAAAGCACGCGTAGAAACAAACTTCACCGCGTACATGTCATCCTGCAAATACACATGAAACAAATCGGATGCAGGAGAAAAAGGACCGAGAACCCACCCCTCGTCCAGCGCACTCCATTCCCAATGCTCCAGCTTATCCCCAACCACACCGGGCCAAAAAGGTCCGTACTTGACCTTCTTCGGGCGCGCGACCGTCTTTATGGCGTTGACATCACCAAGTCGCCAGAGACGACCAATCCCCTGGACGTCAACGACGCGCAGGACCTTGTTGTAGGTCTCCGGGAAAGGGAACTCCCAGTAAGCCCACTTGCAAATAGGGTTGTCACCGGGGCCCTTGCGCATGTTTCGCCTACGCGAACGCCAGCCGGACACACTACTTTTTTCCATATTCAGCCGCGGCGACCAGCGCGATGAAACGCGCGTCCACCTCGTCCTCCGGAAGAACCTCACCCCAGAGCTCTTCGCCGGCCGCGACCATCTTCGCCTTGTCCGCGTTTCCCTTGCCGGTCGCGAACTTCTTGATGGTCCCGACGGGGATGGCGTAGTAAGGAATGCCGCAAGACTCACCCTGCTTCTGGATGAGGCCGGTCAAGGCTCCGTAAACGTGCGCCGCGTCGGTTCCGGCGTGGCGACGGACCTCCTCGTAGGCGATGAGGTCGACGCCGAACATGGCTTCGGCGAGGTGGCGCTCGAAACGCAGAAGCCGCATCCCCCCGCCCTCGTGCCGGCGAGTGGATAAGTCCCAGACGCCCGAGGCCACGAACTTACCGTCATCCCAAACGGCGTAGCCACAATGAGTACCAGGGTCGATGGCGAGGATTCTTTTACCCACAGAAATGCACCTGTTCCCTTCCGTCCTTGGCCTTCCGGCGCTTCATGTACCGGGCGATCCGGTTGACCTCGCGCCGGGTCGGCGGCCGGTTCCAGAGTGCCCTCCCGTTCGGCGTCGTCATCATGTAGGTGCCGAGGTTGATTCCGGGGCCGGCCTCGACAGGCCCGACCCCGCGATGTGTCGTGATCTCTCTCATCTCGCCTCCAGGGCCTTTCTCAGATACGGGTCCACGTCGTCCTGGCGCAGAACCCAGTTGATGTAGTCCTTCCGGAGATCCTTGATCAGTTCGCCCTTGTGCTTTCCGAAAGGCATTCTCGTTGGAATCCTGGCGAGCTCGGAGGCGACCCAGAGGTCCTCCGGGTTCCACGCAATCTTCTTCGCCTTCATTATCTGGAACAGAAGGTCCGCCGTCATGTTGACGTCGACGACGGCGCCGTGGGCGTTCCTGATTCTGTTTCGCTCCGCCCGGCGGTCGGAAGCCAGCATGTACATCAGCGCGGAAAGCGAGTGCGAATCGGCGTCTGGCCACACCCACCTCGAGAGCGCGAGCGTGCAGATCCGCTTGATGTCCGGACTTCCGAGGACCTTCCAGTCGTAATCGACGTTGTGGCCAACCACGTAACCGGCCCACTCCGGAACCTTGGCCGTCTCCCAGGACTCACAGAACACAAGGTCATCATCGACGATGTGGTGCGTAGCCATTGCCCCGAACTCGATCGGTTTTGTTGGCCGGTACTCCTGGGTGAAGCAACCATCGGGATACACCTCGAAACCACCCCGCGGATACTTCTCGACATCCAAGAACCTGATCTCCATCCACGCGACCTGAATCGGCTGCGGCTCAACCTTTCCGGTTGTTTCGGTGTCAAGAATGATGATGCGGTCACCCACGGCGCGCCTCCTCGACGAGCGCACGGATGGCGGCCCACACAACCGCGAGGTCTCCGCCGTATCCCCCTTTCGCCAGCCTGTCGTACGCACGAACTGCGTCCTGCATCGCCGCGAGGTACTTCTCGGCGCGGGCGCGCTGCTCTGCGGCCTCAGCCTCTGCCCGCAGTAGCGCCACACCCGCAGCGTCAGCCGATTGCCGGTACGCTTCGGCACGGACGCTCCATGTGTCGATTAGGTCCTCGGCCTTATCTCGGCGGTCTTCTTCTGCCTGAAAGAGCAAATACCACCTATCAGCCTCCGCCTCGGCCTTCTCGTATTTCATGTACCTGTCGTCGGACGTGGCTTGGATGGCTGCCATCTTTTTGTTAGCGACATTCAACTGGGAAAGCCGCTCGATGATCTCGTTGAAGACCCACGCACGATCCCCGGCGAGCTGGAGTTGCGTTGCGCTTCTACGTTCAGGCCCCTGTTTGAGTGCCCATTCGAGCCCGCGAAGGAATCGTTCGGCCTCGCCCCGCTCCGCCTCGGCCTTCTCAGCGCGCTCCCACTGATCGCCCCGTTCTTTCTGCGCCTTGAGGGCGGCGGCCTGACACTCATCGCGAAGCTTCTCTAACTCAATGCAGCGAGCACCAGCGGCTTCGGCCCGCTTCGCAGCGCGGTGGTACATTTCCTCGTAATTCAGTCTCACCGCTTCGCCCCGTCTTCCTTGAAGCAGTCCTCACAACCAGGGACGAGCGCGACGGTCCCATGCTTCTCGCACCACCCCTTGTTCGAGAACGCCTTCGTCGTAAGCGCACGCGCCTCGCGCTGGGCACGGTCGGTCGCGTCGTAACAGGCGGTCTTTACGGCCTCGAGGATGAGTCCGTTCAGCTTCGCGATCATCTCCGGTTCCCGGATAGCCTTCTTCGCGAAGTCTCGAACAACGATGCTCACCTCGCCCTGCATGACGTGTCTGGCGATGATGTTCGTGATCGCCTTCTCGAGACACTCGTCGTCAACGTTCACGGTAATCTTCACGACTCGCTCTCCTTCTTCTCCGGAAAAAACGTGGATTTCTCGAAAATTATGGTCTTGAGTTCGGCCTCGATCACGGGTGGAAAAAACTGCGCCGCCTCATCGTGAAGCGAAAGACAGAGGACGTCGTCGGCCGGAATGCTGACCCGGATGACGATCGTGTCGCCGCAACACGGACAGTGCGCCGCGGCGTTGGCAAAGCGGGCTTTGATCATTCGTTCCACCATTTAGTCGGAATGTACCGGTCTTCAAAAAGATACACACGAACGTAATCGAGCGTGTTCCTGTCAAACACCTTCGAAAAAAGCGGAGGAGTCCCCGCCTCTTCCTCGGCTTCGAAGCGCGCAGAAAGCGCCTTGACGATGACGTCCTTGCTATCAGCATTCCCGAGGCGCGTCACGGTCCCGTCGTAGTGAACGGCCTCGGCAATCCACTGCTCGCTGTCGTCAGTAATCTTGGTCATGCTGAACCGCCCAGGACAGTCATGGCCCACGAGAAACTGCCTGCCATTCCCAGCATCACAAATCGGGCACATCCCACGATCGCTCATTCGCTCGCCTCAGTACTGGCCGGCGTCTCCTCCGGCAGAAAGCGGAGGGCGCCGATCGCAATGTGCCCCTCCCAGACCAGGATCGCGTCGTCGCCGGTGAACTCCGGCTCGCGCGTCAGGCGGTAGTTCACGCCGATCTTCTCGACATCGAATGCCATGGCGGCGGTCGACTCGCCGCCGAGAATCTTGGGCCAGATCCACACGCGCCCCTTGCGGTCATGGCCGATCTGGGTGATGACGGTCCCTGGCTTGATCGTCGCCTTCATCGTGTTATCCTCTCCGTGCACATCGTCTCTCCATCTACCAAGGATGTAGGGCCCCCAGGGAATCTGGGGGCCCTAGCATTTTTACCGGACTACCGGAGCTTCAGGGCCTCTGCTTCCTTGAGGAAGTCATCGCCCGCGGTCACGAGCTTGGCGGCCGTCACGACCAGGAGCTGGCGCGCCACCCAGGCGCGGCTCCGGTCCAGACGCTTCCCGATCGCGTCGACATGCGACAGCGTCGTCGGGTCGAGCTGGAGCGGGAGAGCCTTGCCCTTCACGGGTGGAAGCGGCTCGGTCGGCCCCGGCTTGCGCGTCTTGCGCGGGCGCGGGAGCGGCGGCGGGTTCTTGATGACCGGCGGGCCGCCGGCGGACGGATCGGTTCCGTCGATATCGGTGAGGGACATGGGGACTGCTTCTTTCTTTCTGCGACCCATTTCAGGCCTCCTTCTCTTGGACCATGTCGAGCTCCGTGGTGAGCTCCTTCACGGCATCCTCGATGTCGGTCAGGTCATCCTTGTAGGCCTGCCGACGTTTCTTCTCTTCCTTGATCATCTGCTCGCGCTTCTTCAGAAGATTCACGAGACGCTGCGTCTTGTCGTCGGATTCGGGGCAGTTCATTTCATCCTTCCCGTCAAATCGTCGAGCGAGTAATACCTGCCCGTCAGCCGCTCGAGCGCGTCCGCCAGGCAGATGGCTTCTCCGAGGCGCCATCGCCGCTTTCCCTGGATCCAGGTACTGAAGGTACTGGCTGGAACCCCTAGTTCATTGGCGATGGCACCTTTCCTGAGTCCCGTCTTCTTGATGGCCTCGCGGATCATCATCGACGAGTGTTCTTGGTTTCCGAGTAGTCCCTTCATCTGGAAGGCCTCCTGGCTATTTCTTGTCGCGGAAGGCCACGATCCGCATGAGATCGCCACCCGGCGTGGCGGCCGAGAGCCGGCACTCGGCGTTTGAAGTCGCCTTCAGGAGCTGACGGAACTCGAGGATCTCGATCGCGGCACCCTGCCACGCGAAGAGCTTCCAGGCTTTCGGGTTCTGGGTGAAGCCGGCCTGATAGATCATCCGGTTCGGGTCGATCTCGCGGACCCGACAGAGCTCCCTGGCCTCGGACTCGATGGAGAAGATGTCAGACGCCAGCCGCTGGACCGGCGGCATCGCGTTCCGCACGTCCTGGGCCGAGATGACACCGGGCGGCTGGGGGACGGCCGGTGTCTGCTTCTTGGGTGGATCGTACTTCTTCGCGTTGTAGGGCGGCTCGTACTTGACCGGCTCCTTCTTCAGGAACTCATAGGCATCCTTCTGAGGCGAGGGTGCCGTGTTCTTCGCCGTGTTGTCATCGAGGATGCTCTTCCCGGCCTTGACCAGGGTGTCGCTGACGATCTTCTCGACCGCGTTCTGGTGGGTCTGCTTGGCGTCCGCCTCCTTCTTCCTGCTTCGCGCGCCGACGCACGCCACGCAGTTGCAGTCGCCGAACGGAATGAGGTTCGGCAACTTGGAGTGCTCCCTGCGAATCCGGTCATAGCAGACCTCGCAGGTGCAGCCGGCCCTGGACTTCAGGACGTAACCGTAGTGGTTGTCGTAGAAGTCCTGGGCGTCGTGGCAGCCGGCGCAGGTGCAGCCGACGATCGGCGGGATCGGTTCGTTCCGGGCGTTCATCTTCACCGTGAAGATGTGCCTGTCACCGACCTTGGTCACGCCAGGATGTGTGCTCGTGGCCTCCGCGATAGACGAGAACGTCACCGTCCCCTGCAACGGGTTCACCTGGGTCACCGTCATGCTGACCATCGGGATCGGATTCGTGGCCGGAAGGCTCAAGCCCATCACCTGGGTACCGTGCTTGATGGGGTGGTAGTTCGAGTAATAGAAGAAGGTCGGCGGCGTGAATCCGTGGAGAAGATCGATCCGCGGCGGGCCCGAGAGCTCGCTCGTGAACTTCACGTCGGACAGGTCGAAGATCACGCCCTCGGAGATGTGGTCCCCGATCGCCGTGAGCCGCACGACACCGGTGTAGGTCGTGTAGGTCGTGGAGTGGTTGAGGGACCCTGGGAGAAGACACGTCTTCTTCCAGACCTCCGGGACCGCCCCAGCGAGCCCCATCGGGAGCTGGCAGCCCGGGGTGACCCACATGACGACGTCGCCCACCCGGAACTTGTTCACGGGAGCGATGACGACCGCGTCGGTGAGATGCGGATAACCGGTCCGCATGCTGTTGGGCGGCCGCGGGGGCGCCTTGATGAAGACTCTCTCGAGCTTTACCGAGGCCTCCCGGCCGCAATGCCGGGTTGCCGGCCGGACCGCGGTCACCGTGGCGAGCCGCGGGGGGCCGAAGTTCTTGTTGATTTCAGGGTCGATCAACACTTTCTATTCCTCCTCTGATGCTACTCATCGTTCTGGCAGTGACACTTGTGAATTTCGACGTGGGTGCCGCAGTGCCGGCAGCGAACCTCGTTGAGGGACTCCAGGAAGTCCATGTACTCCCGGTCGGTGTAGTCGTGAAGGAGGTCGCCGACGAGGTAGCCCACCGGCTTCGGGAAGGGCCGGCCGAAACCGTCGGTCTCGACGTCGGGATTGATGGACTTGGGTCTGACGGTCTGACCCTTGCCGCACCAGTCGTCGACAGTGACGACCGGAAAGCCCATTCCAGGCTCGGGCGGGTTGAACCGGCAGGTGAACCTCGGTCTCTTGTCGACGGTGCCGGCGTGTGGCGTCAGCGGGTGCGAGAAACAGCAGGCGGCGCACGACCTCCTGGGCGATGGGGTAGAACTCATCGCTTCTCCCTCGCAAACAGGTGGTTGATGGCGTTCCGCATGAGCCTGTCGAGGTCCTTGCGGTTGTAGTCGAGCAGGTCCCCGTCCTCGTCGAGCTTTCCGGTCAGGATTCCATCCTTCACGAGGGCGTGTGCGATGTCGCAATTCCACCCGCTGTCACCGAGCGGCCTCTTGCCGCTGAATCCCTCTTGTTGCGACCAGAGCTCGAGCAAACATTGATGAAGGAAGTCGCCGACGCTGGAGGCGCCGGTCGCTTTCTTGTTCATCGGGGCCGCGAGGACCCTTTCTTGGGTGGCGCGCCACGCCTCGGCGAGGGCTTCGTTGTTGTCTGCCATCGTTTTCTTCTCCGAACGCGAATTCTAGACGTTTTCGAGCCCGGCGCAACCGAAATTTCGCGCCGGGACCATAAATAGTGGTCTCGGCGCCTAAAATTTCGGCCTGATGACAAAAAAACAGCTCTCCGAGGTCTTCGATCAGTACCCGGACGTCGAATTCGTGGTCCTGGATGGCCTGGACGAGGCGATCGTCGGCGTCGTCGACCGCAAGTTGCAGCCGCAGCCCGTCCTGCTCTACTCCGTGGCGAAAATCATCGAGATCCTGACCGGCCAGATGGCCCAGGACCTGGACCAGAGGGTCGACCTCGAGGATCCGGACGACGATGACCCGGAGGAGCTGGCCTGGGAGTGGTTTTCCTTCAACATCGAGGACGCCTGGATGGGCGACGGGACGCCGGCCTTCCTCTGGGACGTGCCGGGGGAGCCGAAGGAGCCGCATCCCTGACCAAAATGGATGATCCGGCCCGCCCTCGGCGCCTTCTCGCCGCGTGCGCGGCTCAACGACACCTGTTTTTGGCGCACGGGCCGGATCCTCGAAGAAAAATGGATGATCCGGCCGGCCCTCAGGTCCTCATCGCCTCTGCTGGCGAGTTCAACGGCTCTGTTGGCAGGGCTCAGCCGGATCCGCGGCGATTCTAGTCCCGGTTTCTGGTCGTCTCAACCGGGAACGCGGGCCGGACGAGGGAATACAGGCCTGTTTCCGAGTCCCTCCGCACGACACCGCCGTTCTGAAGGTCGGTGAGTGCGTCGAGTGCGGCGTCGGCGCCGATGCCGGAGGCCGCATAGAGCACCCTCGCCTTGGTGGGTCCCTCCTCGAGACGCCGGATTATCTTCTCCACGGGCGTCGAGAACTGAACTGGCTTTGGTTTCGGGGGTTCTGGGGGCGGGGGCGGCGGAACGTCTACTTTAACTGGCGGCGGCGTAACCACGGCCGACTCGGTTGTCTCGGGCCTAGCGATGCCAGCGTCCGCCATGCTCCAGAACTTCGAATTCCTGGGCCCGCGGCTCATCACGATCTCGCCTCGCCCCAGGAGCAGGTCGAGGGCCGCATTCAGGTTGGCCCGTTTCGCCCCCACGAGTTCGTGAAGCTGGTTTGTTATGACTCCTGGGTTTGACTTCAGCGCCCTCTTGACGCGCGTGATCGTGCTCTCGATCACCAGCATGAAGGCGGCGGCCCGTTCTTCATCCCGGGCGTTCCGGTATTCGATGGAGGCGGCCCTGGCCTCCGTCAGGAGGCGGGCTTTCTCGGCTATTTTCGCCTCCCTGGCCGCCTTCTTCGCGTTCACGTCATTTCTCCACACCGCCTTGGCGTCGAGCTCGGTCTTGAGGGCCGGCGCGATGAGCTCCAGGGAGGCCGCAATGCGCTCAAGCACCTCCAGGATGGCCTGGGCGCGGGCCGGTGAAGTCGTAAGATGGTCGATGTCCATGATGATCTCCCTTTCAGATCGTCTGGCGTGCCTCCGGCGGGCAATTGCGGCCCGCCGGAGGCCTCTCGCCGCCGCGGATTTTACTGCTTCTCAGGCAAAAACGCGATAAAGGAAACGCCGGGACACGACATGGTGCGTAAAATTCGCAAAGAAATAGTACCTCTGCACTGGTTCCTCGACCCTGCGAAAACAGGACGTTACGCGGATTCTGCATGTTTAAGCGTTTCTTTTTCGCGAAAACGACAATTCGTCCAGTGGTCGTTGTGACTCCAAAAAAACAGAAACCCGCTGGGAATCATCAGTTCCTGAGTTCCCGGCGTTTGCCCCTACGGGGGAGGAGCTTCGCTCCACTCCCGCATCGCTCCGCTCGCTCCGTTCCGCCGCTCCGTCCCCCGCTTAACGGGGTTCCGGTTCTCGGTTAATAGTGGAGAACCGGACGGGAACCGCTGACACAAGTGGATTGCAAAAAAATTCGCAATTGAGTGTTTTCAAAGGAGCTTTTACGTGTTCCAAAACGAAAAATTAAAAAATCGGGGGCGTGGGTATGATTCAAGACACCGGTTCACAGGGGGCAGTATGGGGGTGGCACCCCAGATCCATGACGCGGGGCGTAAATTTGACATAATGGACGTTATCGGACCCTGAGACGGCGTTCTGGATGGCGTTCTGGGCGGCTCCCTGGTGGTGCATGGTCTGGTCTCCTATCCAAGTGTGCCCCTAGGGGCGTTACTCCGGCGTACTGGGTGAAATGACCCACTTGCGTCCTACTTGCGCCGCTCACTTGAAACACTTCGTTTCACGGCGAAATGAGCTGGAAACAAGAAGAGCCCCTAGGGTTTCCCCTAGGGGCTCGATGTAGTCACGCTGTTGCTACGCTTTGGGGATCCCTACGGCAAGCAAATCGATCGACGAGACGGACGCCGTCCTGGTCGTTCCCTTCTCCCGCTCCTTCTGGGCAGAGTAGGCCTTAGCCGCGGTCAGGCACTCCTTGAGAAAGGTCTGGTTGTTGGCGGTCCTGAGGCTGGTCAGCCAGTCGCCCAGATCCTCGCTGTGGAGGATCAGGTAGGCGAGCATCTCGGGACCGAGATTGATCGTCCCCTTGTGCTTGTTGGTCTCGAGATCGTGGACGTAGAGCGTGAGCCACCCGGAGCGGACGCCGTTCCGCTTCTCGTCAGAGCGGGTTAGCCGGAACCTCTCCCGGATCACCGGCTTCTCCTGGGTCTTCTCCTGGGCCTCCACGATCTCGATCTCCACACCCTGCTTCTGGTAGGCGCTGATCTGGTCAGCCGTCAGGGTCGAGAACTTGTCGAAACTCATCTTCACGATCATGGTCTTCTCCTTGGCGCCCCGGTTTCTCCGGGGATCGCCGCTTTCGGTGCTCCAACTGCCGCCGGTGCGGTTCGTTTGGCGATTCCGGGCGCCCCACGGCGCCCCCTAGGGAGTCCCTGGGCGTCCTGTCCTTGGGCTGCTGGTCGTATGCAGTCCTCAAACACAGGCACCGCCCAGGGACAGGTTAGTCGCGCATCAGCGGCCGAAGAAGACGACCGCCATGGCCCACCAGAAGATCAGTGCGGCCACGGACCGCAGAACGTCCCTCCAGGTGAGCTTCTGCCCATACCAGCTCACACTGCCCTCCAGCCTCGGGGACCGCCGGTCTGGTGCGGTTCCTCGGACATCTCGATCACCTTCTGGGCGGCCCCCAGGATCTCCTTCTGGTAGGCCCCCTCCAACCGCCTGACGCGGCTGGCGCCCCTGTCATCCGGGTTGACGATGTCGTGATCCCCCCAGGAGCTCCAGGACGGATGCTCGTCCACCCAGAAGCCGTCCTGCTCATTCCACCCCACGGCATGGTTGCCGCAGGAATAGGCTTCCCATCCATCCGGGTAGATGGCCACAAAGCTGCCGTACTGGCAGCTTCCGATGAAGTGGGCGCTCGTGCTCTCGTATGGGTAAGGGATGCGGAAGTAGTCTTCATCCACATTCCCGAACGAGATGAGGTTGTAGGCGCAGTTCAGACTGCCCCATCCAAGGATGCTGTAAGCACTCTTGATGGACGCCTTCATCTTCTCCGAGAACGTGATCATCTGCTTCTCCTCATGGGACGAACGGTGTTGATCCAGCCCCCGGGGCCGAACGTTGCGGCCCACTTGCCGCCGGCAGTGAGTTCCACCACGGCGCCCTGCTCCTCGAGATCCTGGGCGGCATCCATAGCCATCTTCACGGCAAGCTCCGCGATGTTCCCCAGGGGAACGTTTTTGTGGCGGACCTTCCCGCCCTCCTGGTAGGTGACCTTGGCAACGTAGTCAGACATCTCTGACCTCCTCTTCGATGACCGGCTTCTCCGGCCCGGCCCATCTGCCGCCGCTGAGCCGCTTCCGGCGATTCCGGCCGGCTCCCCTCTAGGGGCGCCCTGGGCGACATCCACTCTTTTGTAGGTCCAAGTACAGGATCGACCGGGCTCAAGTACAGGATTTCCTGGGCGACATGAAGCGCGCCATCGTAGCGTCGGCGGCCCGAAATCGCCGTTTCGCCCCGGGCGGCGGCAGTTAGGCTGCGGCGGAAAGCCGTCAGAAGGCGCCACGGAATGCGGCGTCAAGGAGAGCACCATGCCGAAGACAGAATGGCAATACGCTGGAACGGTTTCCAGTCACACGCTCATCGAGAGGGACCTTGCCGAAGCGTTCACCGACGCGGCGAAGGTCATCGCCCCCGAGAGGGCCGATGAGATCGACGCCCTCTACAACGAGTTCATTGCGGCGGAGGACGCGGAGGACTTCGAGACCGCCGGCTTCATCCTCAACGAGCAGATCTACGATCTCATGGATAGCCTTGCCCCCGAGGGCTACTACTTCGGTAGCCACCCGGGCGACGGCTCTGACTTCGGATACTGGGAAAACGAAGAGGAGGATGGCGAGTGATAACGCTCATCTACGGTCGCGATCCAGACGCCATGGATCGCTACGCTCAGTCCCTCGTCACCTACGGGAAGGGTGACATGCTCCTCGAATTCCCGGAAGAACACCTGTACCCTCTCGATCATCTCCCGATCGCTGAGCGCATTGCCGCCTACCACGAAAGCGGCTACGGTAACGTGGTGTGCGCAACGCAGAGTGAGATCATTTGCCTGCGTATCCAGCGCAGGGTTCGCGAAGGATCCCTTGCCCACAAAGACGTTCGTGTCGTGTGGATAGAGAATGGAAAGCCCGTTCCTCTCCGCATGGACGAACACGGCCTCTTCATCGACGAGTGGCCATGGGGCTTCTTCGAAGATAACTACCGTGAGCACTTCAGCCATGAAAAGCTAGGCGCTGTTGACAAGTTCAATGATCAGGCCATCGACGACGCGTTCGTCTACCGCAGGGAGGACTACTGATGTACGCAAAGCTGAAGGCAGATGTCACCACGCCCGAGCCCTGGATCGGAGCGTGCGACAAGGTCAGCTACAGGGCTGGTGAGATCGTGCCAGTCATCTACGCGAGCAACCAGCCGCAGGACGGCCCGGACCGTATTCGGTACTGGATCGCCACGGTAGACGTAGAAGACCACCCGTACGGGATCGGTCTTCGTGACGGCGATTTCGAGATCGTCGTGTTCACCCCAAAGACGGCCTTCGACTTCGCCAAGCGCAAGAAAACATGGGACAACGATCTGTTCCCCGAGACGGAGCGGTGGGTGAACCGCTGTTACAGCGAACCCGACCGGCAGGAGGTAATCCTGCATCGCTGTAACGAGATCCTCGAGGCCTATGGCGTCGAGGGTGATCCAGACCTCGATCTCTCCTACGTCAACATGGGTGATCCGTACATCAAAACCGTGTGCCTGCACGACTGCTGCTTCCACATCACATGTCAGGGCGACATGGTGGAGCAGATCGAGAAAGAGCTCATCGAGACGAACGCCCTGGTCAACGAGAGGGAAATCTGATGTGGAACGTCTGTGCTCAGAAGATCGAAGTCAGGAAGACTGGCTGGGCTCATTCCAAGCAGTTGCCGAGCTTCTGCTTGGATCCCAACGGCACCCAGATCGCCAAGGGTGATTTCGAGCTCGCCTTCAGAATCGCCGCGGAGCTCCTTGGTAGCGAGGACTTCGCTTACGCGGAGATCGGCTGTACCCGCATCTACACCCGCCCCCAGCCCAAGCGTGGCCCTGCCCGTGAAGTCAGGGTCGCAATCAGCATCGTGGAGGTCTGAATGAAAAGGTACAAAAACACCGACTACGAGCATCTCAGGACGCTCCGGTTCGCCCCCTACAGGTTCGATCCTGGTCACAAGGGGCCCACCTTCCGCCTGGAGCTCTACGACACCCGGCGCCTCTGCCCTGGTTCCAACCACTGGCAGCTCGCCTACCAGTTCTTCCAGATCACCAAGAAGACGGTGGAATTGATACCGCCAACCAACGTGTCCACAACGAAGTCTTCCACTGAGCTGATCTTCGAAGGCGAAGATTTCGGCTGCTCGCCATGCGATGCGGTCGATTCCGATACCTGTGCCCTCTCCCTGATGACGTTCCTGACGCTCCGTCCCGGGGACACCGACGCGGAGTACTTCGACAAGTACACCCCACGTCAGCTCCAGTTCGCCAATGAACACGCGGAGATCCTCGCACTGGAGTGCGATCTCCGCAGCAGGAGGAACAAATGAGACGTTGTTACGACATCATGTACTACCTCAAAGATGCTCTGGGTAGTGCAAGATCGTTCAAGCTCACGAGTAGCGAACTCATGGCCAAGGCGTTGAAGATTCTCGACAACGCCCCCAAGAGGACCACCGGCGCCGAGAAGGCCTACTTCTGGGGCTACTACGACGCGAACAGGGACCACATCAACTACAACGAAACCTACGCTGCCTATGTGGACAAGGATGGGACGCTTCTCGTTACCGGACGCGTTCTCCCGCCTATTCCTGCCGGCCTGGAGGGCAAGATCGTCCTCGCCGACACCAGGTACGGCCCCAAGGAACTCTGGGAAGCCAATCTGCCCTGGGGGCGCTTCTGGGATGGCACCATGCGTCCCTTCTACACGGCGGAACCCCGTAAGGAGGAGAAAATCGAACCCCCTCCGATCTGCGACCCTATCCCAACCGAGTAACGGTGACCCACCCGAGCGCCCTGGAGTGCGACCAGGGCGTTCCACTGGGTTCCCGGAACGGGAATTCAAGGAGAGCGTGATGAAGATTTTGAGGACAAATAATTACGGAGCCGGTTGGTCCTCTTGGTGCAGTAACGAGAACCCAGAGGTAGCTATCTTTGCACTCACCTACGAGCCGATCATAAGGGCACTCGAGATCGGAGGCGGGTACAGGCCTACTGAGGAAAAGGAGGGCGCCGCCTTTCTTGCTGATTTGAAAGCGAAATTTGGTGAGGACGCCGACATGTACATCGGTGGAATTGACAACCTTGTCGTCGATGAGGTCGATGGGCCTTTCCGTATCAACGAGTATGACGGATGGGAATCAGTCGAAAGAATCAGTATGGTCAACTGGTACGTCCCGACGCCGAGCGGAACGCTCGTTCTGGTGTAGGAGAAAATGATGAGCAGGAAAACGAAACAGGACGTCGAAAGTCTGGTCACTAGCTTGAGGCGCAATACTGGCCTCAAACTTGGCACTGAAATCTGGGCGCCTGGCGATGGCGCTACCAGGTACAGGCTCCAGGTCGCCGTGGACGACCGTTACTCGGTTCGCGATCTCGGTGACATCTTCTCGGGGCCGGGCGAGTTCTACTACGCCCTGCGCCTGGCGAACGACATCATCTGCGAGATGAACAGGAGGAAGGCATGAGTGTCAACTTCGAATACAAGGGATGGGATGGCGCCAAGTGGGGTACGTCCGACTTCTACGAAGACTTCGAGATAGCCCTCCAGAAGTCCATCGATTCCGGCGAGGACTTCGACACCGGGTGGTGGGGCGTCAAGAAGGAGATCCAGACGTTCCGGATCGCACGGAACGTCGATTCCCTCCTGGACGCCGTCATGGTCCAGGTTTCGGTGTCCGATGACTTCGACACTGAGGGCTTTGGAGAGACGACGGTTTACCCGCTAGACCTTCCCAAGGAGACAAAGCTGATCGACGCCATCAAGAAGGCGCTCGACGCGGCCCTGGACGAAGCGGAAGAGAACCGCAAGATGAACCAGGTCTACGAAGGGTTCACCGTGGGGCGCGATGGGCAGTGGGAGGAGACGTTTATCCTTCAACTCGACGGCGAGTACGAGTACCCGCCGGGGGATGAGTACCACTGGTGGGGCTGGCAGGCCTTTGACCCGAACGACAGGCAGGAAGACGAAGAGCACATCGTTCCCGAGAACATCCGTAAGGCCATGGAGGAATGGATTATCAACGACTACGGAAAGTGGGACAGGCCGTTCACCATCGACGGATGGACGATCACCCGGTGGAAGGACTGACATGGCCAGGATCGTGCTCCCCAGCACCCTCGTTGACAAGATGACTGAGAAGGTGGTGGCCGTCACGTTCGGAAACTCCACCGTCGTCGTTGGCAATTTCATGCGGTGTCAGGACGGGTACATCGTCCTCACCGATCACGAACAGCTCGTGGAAACGTGGATCACCGAGACGTTCGTTCTCGCCGTCGCGATCCATGAGGACTACCAGAAAGAGCATCCCGACCCGGTGCGCGATGGCTGGGTTGGGGCGGATGGGAGGCCATGATGAAGTACAAGTGAGCGCAGAGGACAGCCCCTTCGGGGGCTGGAATGCGGCAGGCCGGTTCCAAGCCCGGCCGAGAAAGAGAAGGAGGAAGTGATGAGTCACTTCAACGTGTTCGTGGTCGGTGAGGATGTCGAGGAGCAACTCAAGCCCTACGACGAAAACGCGGCCATGGAGCCGAAGGTAGAAGAGATCGGCCAGAGCGAGATCAAGAGCATCTCCGAGGAGTACAAGCTCGACCCGACCAATCTGGCTGCCATCGCAAGAAAGGCGAAGGAGTGGAACGGCGGCGTTTGCCGGTACGACAAGCGACTCGGGAAGATCTTCCGCACGTACTACAGCAACCCGAGAGCTAAGTGGGACTGGTGGACGACAGGTGGCCGGTGGCGTGACAGTCTCCGGCTGAAGAGTGGCGAATTTGCGGACGTTGCCCGCAAGAGCGACATCGACATCGACTTCGCTCGTGGAAAGGCCGAAGCTTTCGCCCGTGTGCAGCACGCCAAGCTCACGGAGGCCATCGCGGGCCTCCAGCCTCTCGAGTTCAGGTGGGATGAACTCCTCGCCAGAAAGGATGAGTTTGGTGGTATCGACGCCGTCCGCGACAAGTACAACGCTCAGCCCGTTGTTGAGGCGTTCCGCGGTCTTCACAACTACTTCGGCATCTTCGACAAGGTAGAGGACTTCCTGATCGACGTGGAAGAGCATGTCAAGAAAGCAAGGTTGAACGCTTTCTTGCCGTTCGCCATCGTCATCGACGGCCAGTGGTACGAACGAGGCGAAATGGGCTGGTTCGCCTTCGTCTCTGACGAGAAGAAGCCGGAGAGCTGGGCGAGCGAGTTCTGGAATCTCTGGGATGGCATCGACGACGACGAGTTGATCACGGTGGTTGACTGCCACATCTAGCAGGCGGCAGGGCCCCCTTCGGGGGACCCTGAAATGCGCAAGGCCGGTCCGTAGCCCGGCCAGAAGGAGGACCAATGAACTTGGTCATCGACGAGCAGTGGGAAAAGCAGTACAGCACAGGCACCGCCATGCTCTGTGGTGGTCGTCTGAGCGATGGCACTAACTTCCATGTTGAAGCCATTCGTGTCAAAACCATCAGTGGCATCCAGGTTGGGTACGACAAGTATGCCGAGGAGCGGCTCGCAGCCATGGAGCACATCGACAGCGGCGACGGGCAGTTCCATACCGTCAAGCTCGTCGGGTACCCCGGGAAGTGGGTACTCAATGTTCTGCCTGGGAGGGACTGATGCGGATCGTCATCGAGACAGAGGTGGAGGGCCTCACCGAGAACGAGGCACCCGGTCGCCTGAGCGCAGTCGGAAAGGTCATCTCGCCCATCGAGATGAACGGGTACAGGGTCTGGATAGACCTTGTTCGCGTTACGTACAGGTACGAGGACGGCGGTGATGTTTACCAAGCTGCCCACAACCCGACCCATGACTCGAAGCTGAATGATATTGCTGACCTGAACGGGTCTGGCGCTCTCGCCATGACCAAGATCCCGGGCTTCGGCGGGTACTACGTACTCGCCATCACTCCGATGAACGATGACGACCTGTGTTGATAATGCTTGATCCCGATGAGCCGTGTCGGGCAGAGACAGAGGTGTTGGTCAATGTCGGTGCTCCGGGTGAACCGCTCTGGATCTCCATGGTGTGGCGACAGGACGAAACGCCGGTTCAGTTCTATGCGAGAGAACAACGGATCAGAGAGATCTTCCGTTCGCTCTGGATTCCCGCTGCCCTCAAGCTGTATCACGATGGACTTATGAACTATGACCTCACGCTTACCGAGAAAGGACTCATGTCATGTCGTTGAAGATGCCTATCCCCTACGCTGGAATCCAGCTCTGCGGCGTCACCCCCGAGGACATCAAGGTCGAAATCCGCAGGGACGGGAACGGCGCCGGCCACCTGACCATCAAGGTTGCCGGTAACAGCGTGGCGTTCACGTTGAGCTCTTTCAGTGACGCTGAGACCGATATCGTCGATATCGCCAGGGACCTCAGTAGGAAAATCACCGACGCCATCGTCAATCTGCCTGTCCGGCGGTCCTGCCCCATCTGCTTCGAAACGAAACTTCTGACCGACAGCGGCCTCTGCTCCGAGTGCGTCGGGTACGGATACTCGCTTCTGCCTGTCGGGAAGGGAACGTGCGCCATCTGTGGAGACGTGGAAAGGATCGGTAGCGGCGGCGTCTGTCGTTCTTGCCTGCCTGCTGTGCCTGCCTGATAACCAAACGCGAGGGCCGGCGCCCGTTCGTTAACGCCGGCCCTCTTACTCAGGAGAAGGAGGTGACCCTATGAAAATCACCGCCACTGGGAAGGATATGACGCTTCTGTCGTATCCGTCAAAGATGCCCGGGGCCTCCTGTTCGATCTCGACCGACTCCTGCGTGGCGTCGGCCCTTTCGATCAGGCAGGCCCAGGCCCAGGGCTCCGACCCCATCTGCCTTTCCTGCTATGCAGAGAAGGGCTTCTACCGCTTCCACGAGGCGCTCAACGACGAGCGTTACGAGTGGGCCAAGCGGGCCGTGAAGGACAAGACTTTCTTCGGGGCGATGACGGCGGCCATCGAGAAGGCTGTCAAGCCCTCTCTTCCGTACTTCCGAATCCATGACGGCGGAGATTTCTTCTCCGTCGCTCACGTTCGCGAGTGGATGCGGGTCTGCTGGGCGCTCCCTCACATCCATTTCTGGGCGCCAACCAGAACCCATCTGCTCCTGCGCTTCTTGCCGGCCCTACAAGAGCTGGCATCCCTCCCTAACGTCACGGTGCGGCCCTCGGCCAACGGGTTCGAGGAGCCGCCCCCCGTCGTTCCTGGCCTTCACGCCGGGTCCTCCGCTGCGAAGCATGGCTATAACTGTCTGGCGCATCTCCACGGAAACAACTGCGGCGATTGCCGCATCTGCTGGGACGAGAAGACCGTCCCGGTCATCTACAGGAGGCACTAGGATGGAAGAAATCTTTCTGAAGGTCATTAATGGGCTCGGCCCCCAGACGGGCGTGGAGCTCGCGATCTCAATCTCCGAGACGCGGCGGACGCTCGATAAGACCAAAACCGAGCCCCTCGACATGGCCATCGCGGCCATGGCCGATCAGACGCTTTCGGATGGCGCCTGTGCTTGCGGGCTCTTCACTCTCGTGGTGATGCTCGCGAAGGAAGTCAAGGACCTTCGCGCCGCGACCACCACTCCCACTGAAACGGTGCAGTAATGGCGGAAGGATACATCGACACCGCGACCGTCTACACGCTCCTCGAATACGGGGAGTCCACGTATGTGGTCAGGCTTGACCAGGATGTCTATTTGGCCGTTCGTTTCGCGAAGAACGGACAGATCGAAAACCTCTCGGACGCAGATGCTGAGAATGCGATCGAGAGGGTTATCACCCTCACGGCATAGCGAGCTAGCGGTAGGCCCCTGGTTGTACTCAGGGGCTCTCCGCGAGGTCACTCGGCCTCGAGAAGGAGGTATCCATGGGCGACACTGAATACATCCTGATTGGTATCAGCGCCTGCCAAGGGAAAGCGCGTGAGTTGCGCCAGGCACTGGAGGCCATCGATGCCGGCCGGAAGGCCGACAACCCCGGGCTTCCGTGGACGGAGGCCGAAGAGATCCTCACACAGAGCATCGTGAAACTGGAGGAGACCGAGGAGGAACTTCGGGAGCTCCTCAAGGAGGATTGACATGGTAGATGCAGAGACGAAGCAGCAAGCCCTGGATCTCTTCCACGAAAGGGCTTCTCGCAACAGCCACCCCGAGGGCCGGTTCGACAAGGCCGGCCGCTGGTACCCAAGCGAAGATGAAGAGCAGGTGTGCTGCTCCTCGATCCGACGCCCCTCACGGGCATGGCCATACTTCCTCATGGCGCACTGCCGATCTCTTCGACACGTCATCAACCTCGTGGAATCCAGGAAGGAGACGAAATGAGCGTCAAAGTAATGGTCGAGATGGAAGTGACCGACGAGATGATCTACAGCCTGCTCTGCTGCGCCCTTGAGGGTGGTAGTAATTACTGGTACCGAATCGCTAAGTACAAGGTGCCGGCCTACCCTATCGCTCGGGAGATGGGTGGTGAGATCTTCAAACACCTTGACTATCCGACGAGTCCCGACGGTGGGATCTACCTGTACGACTCTGTCGACGACGATGAGCCAGGCATCTTCACCAAGGACCGGACATTCCTGCTCGACAAGGCCGCCCTGGAGCGCGGCATCGAGCTGATGGCAAAGACCTACCCAGAACGAATCAAGGAGGTCCTGGAAGAAAACGAGGACGCCGACACAGGCGACGTCTTCCTTCAACTCTGCATGTTCGGGGAGGTGATCTATGGTTAACGGCCTCACCAACAAGGCGGACCGCTCACAGTTCTTCACGAGCTGCCTCAACGACAAGGACTGGCAGACGTGCGCTGTGGTCATTTCCAAGTTCGCTAAATCTGACATCGAGCGGCGCGAGCTGAGACGCCGCCTCTACCTCGCCAAGGGGGCCACAGCCCTCCTGAAGGAGGGATTCGCCGAGAAGATCCTCACCGACATTCACAACTTGTTAGAAGTCTATGGTGGCGAGCTCAAGGCGACAGCCAACACCGACTACAACATGGAGTACTACTCGGTCGAGAACGTTCTCGACGAGCTGCATCGCCTCGCCAACGCCGCCGAGGATCTCGCTTCGGCGATCAAGGAAGAGTGCTACGAACGAGGAAGAAAGGGAGACTGATGACGAAAAACTTCACCACTCATCACATCAAGCGCCAGATGGCATCTCACGCAGAGGAGCTCAGTAAGAGATTTGAGCAGGAGAAGGCCGCCCTAAGCGCCGAGAATCACCTGCTCACTCTCAAGCTGGAGGAGATGGCCGGTGCCATTCGCGAATGGGCGCTCGCCACCCAGGCCCTTCAGGATTTCATCGCCACCAATACCTACGGCGCCACAAACACATCCGAGAAGATCGATCGTGTCTGGGATGCGGAGAAGAAGCTCCGCTCCTTCGTCACCGACTAGATGAGCTGACGGTAGCCCTCCGGTTGTACTCGGAGGGCCTCCGCGAGGTCATCTGATCTCGAGAAGGAGAGCGCAGAATGCGTATGACGATGGTATCGACCGATCCGCCCGCGTGGGCGATCGAGTCGTCGTATGACGAAAGGAAAATCCCAAGCGAGGCCAAGGCCTGGTGGCACCCGCAGTTCAAGTGTGACCGCTTCCCGAAATGCGCAGCCTGTAATGCTGGCCTCGGAAAGACGTGGTGGACGCGGGATCTGATCGTTGCCGCAAGGCTCGCCGGATACGCGGACAAGGCGACGCGAGAAGTCATTGAGGCAATGATCAGGAAGACCTCTGATTCGATCGAGGCGAGCCGTGCAAGTGACGCCGACATCGACGTCCCTGTACCACCGGGGCTCACCTTGCTTCCTTTTCAGAAGGCCGGCGTGGCCTATGCGAAGGACGGGACCGGGACCCTCATTGGTGACGAAATGGGACTCGGGAAAACCGTCCAGGCGATCGCCTTGACGAACATCTGGTCTGATGTCCACCGCGTCCTGGTGATCTGTCCGGCATTCCTCAGGATCAACTGGCAGCGTGAGTTCACTCGATGGAGCACGCGTGGCCTGAAGACCGGGATCGTCGACCGCTCAATCTGGCCGAGTGTTCCGGAGTGCGATCTCAAGGTCGTGATCACCAACTACGATGTGCTATCCAGGCACGTCGATGCGCTGAAGGTAGGGTGGGATCTCGTCATCCTGGACGAGGCCCACTACGTGAAAAACCCGGACGCCCAGCGCACGAAGCTGGCTCTTGGGGTGACGGCAAGGCGCCGCCTGTATCTGACCGGGACTCCGATGCTCAATCGTCCCAGAGAGCTCTGGACGCTGGTGAACTCGCTCGCCCCCAAGGTCTTCCCGTCAAAGTACGGATTCCTTCACCGCTACTGCGGGCCCGAACAGGTGTTCGTGCCCGGGAAAGGAATGGTCACCAAGTTCGATGGTGGCTCCAACCTGGACGAGCTTTACCGCAAGCTTCGAGAGTGGATCCTCCTACGACGCACCAAGGACGATGTGCTCAAGGACCTCCCACCGAAACGCCGCACGGTGATCTGCGTCGAGACCAATGGGTCGGATGCCCTGGTTCGTGAGGAGTTCGCGGCGCTCGAGAAGGCTTGCGAGAAAGCTGGTACGGCGGTCACTGACCTCGCCTATGAGGATGCGGTCGCTGCCTTACAGCAGGCCGAGGAGATTGCCTTCCAGGAGATGTCCGAGATTCGGCATGAGGTGGCCTTGGCGAAGGTGCCGAAGGTCATCGAGTACGTGCTTGGGATGCTAGAAGGCGGGATCGAAAAGGTGGTGGTCTTCTGCCACCACAAGGATGTGGCAGCCCAGCTCTTCGTCGGGCTCGCCGATTACTCTCCGGTCGTTTGCACCGGGGACATGACCAAGGAGAACCGGCAGTGGAGCGTCGATACGTTCCAAACAAACAAGAGCGCTCGCGTGTTCGTAGGAACGATCATGGCGGCCGGCGTAGGGCTCACCTTAACGGCTGCGTCCAACGTGGTTTTTGCCGAGCTCGACTGGGTCCCTGGGAACATCAGCCAGGCAGAGGACCGATGCCACCGCATCGGCCAACACGATTCCGTGAACATCTACCATCTCGTCTTCGATGGGTCCCTGGATTCCAAGATGGCGAAGATGATCATCGAGAAGCAAGAAGTGGCGGACCGAACCCTGGACAGGGGAGAGGCGCCCGTTATCACACTTCCACCCGTCGTGGAGAGTAGAGATAAAGAAGTTCTATCTCTACCGAAACAAGAGCCCGCGCTTCCAGCGGAGGTGACCGCCTCCGTCCACGAGGGACTCCGGCTTCTTGCCGGAATGTGTGACGGCGCCCGGACGAGGGATGGAATGGGGTTCAACGGGACCGATACCGTCTTCGGGAAGGAGCTTGCCAGACTCCCATCCCTTACCCCGAGGCAGGCGCTGGCTGCCAAGAGGATGCTGAAGAAGTACCATGGACAGCTCGGCCCGGCGCTCGTGATGGCAATCTGGCCGGACTGGGAGGAACGATGAGGTGGGAGATCATTGCTTGCCTGGTGATGTTCGCCGCGGGGCTTGCCGTCTACCTGGTGATGGACGAGATGAATCGAGGTGACTGGCCATGAAGTACGCCACCGAGACCGTGCATCCAGGGCTTATCCATGACGGCCATGTCAGATCTGGGCCGGGTGGATATTCCACCAGATGGGTTTACATCCGATACCTCGACGAGTACTCGGAGAGATGGGTCATCACGAGACACCCGTCCACCGACAAGGCGGCCGCCAACAGGTGGGCCTGGTGGGGCGCTATCGAATCCATCCAGGCGATCGGGTGCGACAAGTGGGACGAGGTCCCGTCCTGGCAGAAACCCGACGGCATCTACGGAAGAACACTGGACGCCGTCATAGCCCAGATAGAAGGGAGAGAGTGATGGGGCTCGCAGAGGCGTTGCTCGTTCTGATCATGGGGTTCCTGGTCGTGTTCATCATCCTGGGGGTGGCGAACATCATCCGGATGCTGGTGGATGCGTCCTACGTACCGCCACCCAACCACGACGAGATCGAGAAGGTTGAACAGATGCGTATCACAATGTCCGGGTGGAACCCGCCAGAACAGAAGTACGCAAGGGATCGAAGATCTGAGTACCGGCGCTAGAAATAGAAAGAGGGGGAGTCGCTTCGGCGGCTCCCCCTCTTTTTTTTTACGCGCGCGCGCTACTGGTACCTATCCATGGGGTCCGTCTTGTAGGCCACCACCGCTTGCCTGCGGAGCTCGTTGACGGCCCTGATGATCTCCTTGGCGTACTTGATCTTCTCGCTGTTCGACAGGGTGTTGTCCTTCAGGATCTCCATTCGGCGGCGCTGCAAGACGACGATGTCGTCGTTGATAGACTTCATCACGTCGCTCCAGATCAGCGCCTTCTTGTTTGCCGGCCTGGCGAGGTATCTGTTGCCGGCATCTGAGTCGCCCTTGGCGACATAGGCATCGATCGTCTGCTTCGCCGTCCTTGTCTTGCCGTAGATGTCGCGGTACAGGATCGTCTCGTACCCAAAGGAGGAAGGCTCAGGAGGCATGAACCGTCCGAAGAGTTGCGAGTACTCTGATGGTGGCATCGGCTTTCCGACCTTCGTACTTACGTACTCGTCCGCGGCCGTCCGTGTTGACTTTGCCAGGGATCCCATCTTGTCGATGATGTATGCGGTCTGGTCAGAGCTCGGTACGAACCCCTCCAGGTCTATCGCTCCGTTGGTAGCGTCCGACAAATTCTGCGCCGTCCTCCACATCGTGGAGGAGATCGCCTTGCTGAGCTCCCCGGTATGTGGGCTCTGTCGATCCGGCGGCTCCAGGTCCTTCTGGCTCTCGAGCTCTATGGGCGTTCCGAAGAACAGGTCCTTCTTCGCTATGAGGCCGGCAGCCAGGTCCACGAGGGGAGGAGACGAGAAGGAGAGCAACTGCGACCCGATGCTTTTGCCGACCCGTGACGCGATCTCTGTTCCCGTTTCAAGGCCGGGCCGCTCCGGGTCCAGCTGGCGCTTCGCGCCATACAGGTTCCGCACCGCGTTGATCATGGGCGCCAATGATTTCGGGTTGCGTCGATAGGCCTCATCCAGTGCTGCCTCGGCGCCGGTCATAAAGATCTGGCCGTAGACGAACCCCTTGGGGATTGCAACGATCTTTCCCCTGTACTCTTCGGGCATCCCATCAACATCAGGGAGCCTGGTCCACATGTACAGGGACCCACCAGGCGTCTTGCGCTTGCGTTCGATCTCCTCGTCGTCCTTCGTCATCACCCAGTTGATGGCGGCCGGAACCGACAGCATCAAGACTCCGCGGGCCATCGTCGAGATCGGGTGGTTCTTGAGTGTCTGGTAGAACTTGTCCGCCGAGGCTATCCCGGCGTGCATGAACGGGCTGATGACCCCGAGAGATTTCAGTACCTCCGAGGATCCGTGGCGCGAAAAGTTGACGGTCACCTCGCGGGCCGCACGGCCCGCCTCGAGGTCGCTCAGGCCGCGGTCCTTCGCCAGGTTGAACTCGGCCCTTCTCGTCGCAGACTCGAACGGTTCCACGATTGCGTCCGCGAGCTGGAGCGGGTGGAAGATGCGGAGGACGCCCTTCATCAGTTTCGAGGTGCCATCCGTTTCGCGCATCATGTTCTCGTACTCTTGGCGGGCGATGCGCGTCGGCTCCCCGGTCAGGTTGGCAAACGAGCCGGCGGTCATCTTGTAGGCCAGACTCCTCTTTGCGTTGTCCTCTCCGCGGCGCACCCCCATCGAGGCTGCAACGGTCCTCAGGAGCTGGTAGTAGGGCGTGAACGGCATCTTCATGGCGCCGGTGACGCCGCCCAGCGCCTCCGATTGGATCGCCCGCGTCTGAACGTCGCGCCCTTGGTTCGCGATCGGGAAGAGCCAGTGGTGGGTTGTGAGCCACTTCAACGGGCGGGCCAGGGACAGGATCGACGCCCACCTCGCCACCTGTCCGCCGATATGCCGCGACCCCACCGCCTCGTCCAGGAACTTGGCGATTCCTTCGTCGATCCTGAACTTGTTGTACTGGCCACCGTCCCAGTAGCCGAAGCTCAGGCTTCGCTTGTGGAAGTCCCGATCCTTCACGGCTTTCTTGTCTTCGCTTTCGGCCTTGATGATGTCCTTCAGGGTGGCATCCAGCTGTGCGATGGCATCGTCAGAGAGGCCAGTCTTGTCTTTGGACAGCTCGAATGCCGCCTTGAGCTTCACCCCGGTAGCCGAGAGGGGTGATCCTGATGATCCGCGGGAACGACGGACGGCGTTTCTCCAGTACACGGGGTTCGTGTCCACCGCCTTCCCGAGGGTGCGGTAGAGCCGGTTCCGTTCCGAGAGCGTGATCATCCGATGGGCGTACTCGATGGCCGCAAGCGTGTGATCCAGGGTCTCCCGCTCCGACCCCTGGAGTCTCTTTCCGATAGAGGAGACGCTCCTGGTGGATGCGCCGCCGGGCGAATAGATCTGGTCGAACACGCGCTGCATGCTCGTGTAGTTCGGATACTTCAAGCGCAGGGTAGTCGCGAGCTCTTGCGGGATGGCCCCCGAGTTGACAACGTAATCAAGGACCGCCCCGTACCAAGCATCGAACTTCCTGGACAGTTTCAGGATCTTCTCGTTCGGCGGTTTCCCGCCGGTCCCCTCGATCTCATCTACGATCCGGGCCGCCTTCTTGAGATCCTTCCCCGTCTCGATGTACTCACCCGATGCGTTCTTCTCTTGCGAGACAGCGAGGGCATGCTTGCTCTCCCGGTACAGGGCGACCTTCAGGTAATCAGGGCCGGCCTCCTTCATCAGCGCCTGGAACGGCTCAACATCATTCCTGAAGTCGAAGTCCCCGTCCCCTTTGATTCCACGCACAGGACCGTGCCACTTGCCGTTACTGTCTTGCTCACCGTAGAGGAAGCCAGACATGATCTTTCCAGAGAGACCGGCCATCTCGTCCGCCATCAAAGACGGGGACTCGAGGACGTGAAGGCGCTTCTGGCCATTGGCGTCCGTGTACTCGACCTTGTCCTCGAAGTGGCCCGAGGCCTCTTCCATAGATCGCACCGAGGCGGTGTAGTCGAGTAGCGCCGCCCTCATCGTCGCCGGCAGCTTGGCCGCGACGTGCTTCGGGATCCCTACGCCCTGTTGCAGTCGGTCGAGGGCTTCTTTGAGTTCTGGTCCGAGTGGGTCTCCGGCCTGCCTGCCTGAGTACTGATTCTTTTTCGTTCCCGGGAGGCCTTGATCTCCTCCAAGAATTTCTTCTCCAGATCCAGGTCCGACTCCCCGCCCATCTCCAGCTCCCTGTAGATTTGACCCCAGTTTTCCGGCATCTTCGACCCCTTTCTCCGGGATGAAATCAATCCCGGCGTCTGCGAGGGCATCATCACCCTCCGGATCCTTTTTGTAAAGTTCTCGCACCCTGTCCATTTCGAGCATATGAAGTGCGAAAGACTCCGGGGTGTAGGCGTTCTTCTTCCGGATGATGTCGTCCAGGCCTTTCTTGATCTGGTCGAGCGTGAGCTGGGTCCCGCCTCTCGAGTCGCCGATCTGGTATTCGACATGGCCGACAAGCTTCTCCGGGTTTTCGTTCCACTTCCGGAAGAGCTTCATCGTCATCTGGTCTGGCGTGAAGAGATCGACGTTACGTTTCCCCTCCTCCGAGAAGACCTCATTGGCCGGCGTCCGGCGAACACCGTGCTCGGCCAGGGCGGCGTGGACACGGCGCTGGATCGAACCGGGCTCTGTCTTTGCCAGCATGGAGGCGACGACCTCGTCCTTGCTTTTGACTGGGACAGGAGCTTCGGGGTCGAACTTGGTGTTCCAGGCGCCGAGAAGTTTCCCGTGATCCATGTAATAGATGAGTGACGGTTTCCCGTCCCCGCCGGGCACGATCAGGAGTCCGGTGTTCGTCGACTTCGGGTCGGTCTGCTCCCAGAAGTTTCCGACGCTGTCAAGCTTCTCTCTGGGGATGACATCCCCGGCCGCTATCCCGAGCTTGGCCGCTTCCTGCTTCGCTCGCTTGATGACGCCTTCGTATCCGATCCCTGCCGGCTGAAACATCAGGGCGCGGTCTTCGTACCCCATGTCCCGTACCAGGTGCCCGAGGGCCGTCCTGGCGGTATACCTCTGGCGCAAACGGACGATGCTGTCGTACCTGTCCTTCGCCATCTTGGTTGCCACGTCACGGTCAACATCCGCGATGAGGTTGAACAGCCTCTCGGCTTCCCCTCTCGGGTTCCATTTGTCAGTCTCTGCCTGCGGACGAGGTGTGATCTTCGGCAGGTTGCCGGGCCCCTCGTCAAACTTCTTGGGTAGAACGTACGGCTCCGCCGGCGTCTTCAGGGTGACGACGGATGGTTTTCCGGTCGTCACGATTCCGCTCTCCGTGATCGAAACGAGCCCCTTCCTGGTCAGCTCATTGAGTCCTTCACGGAGGATGGGAAGCTCCTTCGGTCCCTCGTAGATCGCATCCCGGAAAGCCTTCGGCAGCTCGGCCACACCGTTGTCGGTGAGAACGAGCGAGTGGACCTTTCTGCCCTTGTACTCGAACCCGGCGCCATCCCAGTCCTGCCCAGGCGGAACGTAGGTCGGAGAGAGGAGACCGCGCTCGATGAGGTCGACCACGTTCCCCTTCGGGAGCGAGGCCGCAACCTTCGACGGGATCGTCGCGTCCGTGATGTCGAACCCCTCGTCGGCAACCCTGCCGGCGCCACCATGAGCTTTGATCACTTCGTTTGCGATCCTCTGTAGGGTCACGTCGGCGGTCCTGGTGATCGGGATCTCGTCACTCCCAGGGATACGGACGCTCACAACATCACGCACAAGGAGATCTCGCTTCTGGGCCCGGCGCTCGGCTACCGCACGGGCGATACGGGATGCGGCCCTGTGACCAGCCTCGGTCAGCCTCGCGTCTGCCAGACTTTTTACCCATACCGGAATCGATGTCTTTGGTGCGTGTTCTTTTACGTCGGAGACTTCTTTCCCGTAGGCCCTCACGTCAGCGACGGTATCGAGCTTGCGCCAGACCGTCTTCCCCTCGGCGCCCACCTCCACCATGATGCGACCCTTGTCCTTACCCAGGGCCAAAAGTCCCTCCTCACGCATCCGTCTGATCACCCAGCCGATCCTGTCTGCTTTCAGGCCTGGAATTTCGCTCAGCCATTCAGTCACAGTTTCGAGTGGGACCCGGTCGGGCATCGAAGGCTTGTCCAGCTCTGCCGCGGCCTTCGGGAACATCCGGACGATCTTGGTTGCGATATCGGAATCCACCTCACCTTCGATGCCCCGTTTCAACGAAGCTCTTGATCGTTCCGCGTCGGATTTTCCGAGGGACGCCCCGAGCTTGGATACCGCGGAGGAGTACATCCTCCGGATGGCGTGCTCGCTGCTCCCGAGGTCCCTCACTAGTTCCGCCATCGGCAGGGCGGCGTCGGGGGATTCCAGTAGCTTTTCGCCTACCTTCCTGGCGATGTATCGCTCCTCTTTGGTGAGCGCCTCGAACGCTTTGTCCTGCGTCTCCTCGAGACTGCGCCGGATGATCTCCTCATCAGCTGGCTTGACCCTGGCGTCGGCGACGAGTTCCCCGTACGAGGTATCGTCCTCGCCTTCCCTGCCACGCCGCGCCGTGGCGTCGAGAGAGATCTCGCTGGACTGAAGCTCCTGACGCTTCAGGTGATTCTTGATGACCGCTTCGGTTATTCCCTCGTTACCTTTTTCTCGGAGAGACTCAACGACCTCCTGCGTCGTTGGTTCGCGATCGAGATCATTACGGAGAGCGTCGTACTCCTTGTCGATGATCTGCCCGATCCTGACGGCATTCTTTCCGGCGAGTCCACCGCCACGAGACAGGTAGATCGCATCGGTCATGGCTTGCTGGGCGGCAACGTTGACCGTCCGACCCAGGGATTCGATACCCTTCACGCCGGCCTCACGCTGCTTGATGTACTTGTCGACGACTCTCAGGGCCGCATCGTTACCAGCATCAACCAGGTCCTCGAACCTGACGCCGGTGCCGCGGCGCATCCTGGTTGCCGTGCCAGCGACGGTGAACAGGGACCGCCCGAGCAGGTCCTCGTAGGTAGCCTTGGCTTCCTCCGCTGGGCTCAGGTCTTTCGGGACACCGCGCTCCGTCAGCTCTCCTTCGAATGCAGATCTCAGGGTGTTGTAGTAGTCCTTGATCCTGACCCGTTCCTCCGCGTCCTCATAAGAGGATTTTGGCTTGCTCTGCCTGGTCTTCTTTTCTGGCAACGGGACGATCTGCTCTGGCGAGAATGGTTCGAAGGGGTGCTCGTAATCGACTTCACCTTTTTCGCCGAGCGAAACGTTCCCCTTCCTGATTTCACTCTCTCTCTGTAGCGGAGCAATCCGCTGCGCCCTGATACCAGAGATGATCTTTGCCCACTTCTGCGGGATCGTCCGGATAGGGACAGGACTCTCCCCACCAAGCGGAGCCTCCCCGAAACGCATACCGCCCAGTTGATTGGCGTATCTTGTGCCGGAGAGTCTCTCGAGTTCGTCTGAACTGGGTGACCTGGTCGCTGCGCCAAAACGTGTTGAGCGCCCGCTCGTGAGGTATGTCTGTACCCACTTCCTGGCTGTTTCTTCCGGGATCTTCTCCACGTTCGATACAACCCGGACGAGGTCGTCGATAGAGATCTCTGGCTGGATCTCCGCCGGTTTCGAGCGTCCGGTCTCGTCGACTGTTACTTTTCGCGCGCCCGTCTCGGATATCCCCTCTTCGCGGTACTTCAGGATCTGGGCTGCGTAGTGGTCTACGACCCTGATGATTTCGCTCTCCCGCTCTATCTCATCGATATTCCTGGCCTCACGCCCGGAGAACCTGATTCCGGTGCTCGCCTTTCCGAACTTGCCGGATTCGGCCAGCTTATTCAGCTTGTCGCGTCTCTCGTCGAGCACTCTGAGGTTGCCGCCGTCGGCTGGCTTACTGACGCTCTCGTCAGCCACGACCACTTTTCTGGCCTTCGCCAGAAGATCCCTGAGCCTCTCAACATGCCTTGGGTTGATCTTGTCCGGCGAGCCCATACCAGACACATCGAGTATCTTTTCGTAGAGCTCGTCGAATTCCCCGATGGCTTCCTGGAGCTCTTTCTCGGTTGGCCGGGTGGACTCGGTCTTGGCCTCGACCGGTTCCTGCGGAGCCTCTGTACCCCGTTTCATCTCGGAGATAGAGAGGTCCGATACGGCTTCCATAGGCGCTTCTTTTGCGGGCTCTTTCGGAGCTGTCTTAGGAGGTTCCTGAATCGGACGTTCGACGCGCGGAACTTCCCATCTGTCCGCCATGACGTGGATCTTCTCGATGCGCTGCCTGGCGATCTCGGCAGCAAGCTTCGAGCCCTCGTCAGCGGGGTTGGCAGAGGCCTCTTTTTCAGCGACGTCAAGAAGCCTGTAGTGGGACCGGTACGCCTCGTTGACCATCTCTCTCTTGACGGCCTTGGCGGGTCCCTTTCCACTCTTGTTCCATGTTTCGCTCAGCGTCTTCGCCGCCTTGTCGGCGACGGCCTTGGCGGTACCCACGTCGAGGCTTTCCGGCTCCGGAATTGCCGGCGCCTTCGCTTCTACTGTATTGGGTGCCGGCTCGGCGGGCGGCGCAGCGGTCTTCGCTTCTTTTGGCGGCTTTTGCTTGGGCGGCTTCGGAACCTCGGCCGGCTTCGGCGGTTCTGATTTCGGGGGTTCGACCGGGGGCTGGGCTTCAACCGGCGGGGCCTGGGCCGGCGGCGGAGCCGGAGCCGATGCGGCTGCTTTTCTCTTCGCCTCAAAAGCCTGGGCCTGCTTCAGGGCGCTGGCCACTTGTTCCGGGGCCAGGTTGAGCTCGTTGATGAAGCTCTCCTCCATGGCCTTGTAGTCGAGCTCGCCATCCCTGCCCCGGAAGCTGTCCAGGTCGCTGGCCTCGATCTCGACATCCGCGTCAACCTCGGCCGGCTCAGCCGCAGGTTTTGCGGCCGGCTTAGGGGCTGACTTGGGGGCGGGTGCCGTTTCTTGCGGCTTGGGCGCCGGCGGTGCCGTCGGCTTCTTGGGATAGAGAAGGTCGGCGAGTGGATCCGCTTTCAAGCGATCGATCTTCTGCTGGATGCGGGCGACGGCGACATCCTTTTCGTTCTTCCCCATCGCCGGGTCAGCCTTCGCTTTCGTCAGCTCTTCCTGAAGCTTGGCGACCGCATCCGTCGTGCTTTTCTTCGACGCCGTGTGCATCAGCTTCGCGGCATCCAGGGCCCGCTGTTCGGCAGCCATCTTTTCATCGAGCGCCTTGGCGAGGTTCGGTTTCTCGGCTGCCTCGAGAGGCGCTTGATCGAATGCTTCCTTCGCTTTGGCTACCTCTTCTCGCGCCGCCTGGACATTCCGGAGGGCAATCTGCGCGACGCCGGTCCGCTCGGCTTCGACGTCAGCCTTCTGGGCTACGTCGTACCGGCCGAGTCTGATGTCCCTCATCGTGGCGTCGGCTTTCTGCTTGTCAGTCAGGCTGCTTTCGCCGGTGAGCACGCGCCGCACCGTTGCCTGCTGCTGGCGACGCCGGGCCTGGTCGTACTTCTCCGGTGTCTCCATCTGGCGCAGGGCGATGTACATCTGGGACGCCATCGGATCGCCCTTGAAGGCTGACGTATCACCGGCCTCGTAGGCCGCGAACATCTTGTCGAACTCTGCCGGGTTCTTGTCGTAGAGGCGCTTGTAATAACCGTAGTTCGGGTGAAGGCCTTCGCCGCGCTCGATGTTTTCCTGGATACGTTCGGTCGCTCCGAGAGCCTCGTTGAGCTGACGAACCGCTTCCGCATGGATGCTCTTCTCGGGGCCGTCCGGCAGTCCTGCCATCTTCGACTCAAGGTCCGCGCGAACAGCCTGGATCGTGTCGGCGTCCGCGAGGGCGCCAGACTTCAGACCGAGTCCCTTTTCGAGATCACCGAGCTTTCCCTTGAGCCGGCCGGACTCGACTAGCCAGTGCAGTTTTTCGTGCTGAAAGATGCCCGGTGTCGTCTCGCCACGCAGTGCGTAGATGGTGTTCTCGGCATCGTTGAACCAGGCGATCGGCTCTTTCGCTCCGCCTCCACCGCGGATGGCGTCACCGCCCTCGGTAGCCTGCTTGTATTCCGGGCTGTCCTTGTCCATGAACTTCACGGAAAGAGACTGAGGCGTATCGCTCGACGTCCACTTACCGTCTTCGCCGCGCTTCCAGTTGAGTGCCGAGGTCTCAAGCAGAGCCCTCTGGCCGTCGATGGTTCTCGTGTCAAACTTCCCGCCCGGAACATCAACATCGAACGGGGTTCGGTTATGGAAGGCCGAGCGAGCCATCCCGCCCATGAACGCCGCAGTTGCGCCGGTCCCGATACCCTCACGGACCGCCTTCTCCCAGTCTCCTGTCTGGGGCGCAGACGCCAGGGCCTCCACCGCTTCCGGCCCTTGATTCCAGAGCTCGCGCGCCATTCCCTGCGCGAAGTAGGGCGTCACCACGGCCTTATGGAGACCGGCCTCTGTCGCGCCAGTGAGGACCGAACGCGCACCTTGCGCTAACTCCCGACCGAGGCCCGTGAGTCCGTCCTTGTAGGGGGCCGCCGACTTAAATGCGTTCTTTGCCGCCTCCAGTGACGGCTGGTATGTAGTCGACTCGCGCCAGAGATCCTTCGCAACGGCAGGAATTTCCCTGGGAATCAAGCTCCGAACTCCGGTCGCCTGCTGACTTTCCAGGATGGCTTTTCCGGTTTCCTGAAACACCTTTGCCTCGCGCGCCCCGGTGAATGCCGGGATCAGTTCGCGGGCGGCCTGGATGGCGCCACCGACCTTGCCAAGCGAAGTGGCTTCTGGTGGAGCCGCCTTGATCATCCGGCCCAGGGCGTTCAGGCCCTTCGGGGCTACGTTCGCGATCTTGTTGATAGCGGCCATCTCGCCGCCAAGGAGCATCTCGCCCAGGCCCCCGGCCACCTCACCCCCGACCTCGGCCAACCGGCCGGCCTTGACGAGTCCGGGTGTTCTGTCGATCGCCTGCTGCGCCTCGAGCTGTGTTTCGCCGAACCGCGGGTCCGTTTCGCCGACCTGGCGTTTCACGTCGTCGACATCGTCGTTGGGCCCGAGACGGAGTTTCCGCCTGAGCTCATTCTGCCTCTTGACACTCTCGGCACGCGCCCAGGCAGCGTCCGCCGCATGTGATTCCGCTCCCAGCTGGAGGGCGAGCCCTGGAATTCGCCCCATCTGTCCGAGCTGCGGAGTCACCGCTTGAAGCGGGGCCATCACGGTAGCCCATGCTTTCGATCCAGCGCCCGCGTTTGGATCGGTATAGGTGTCGACGAGCGGTTCCACCGCGCGTCCTGAAAACGTTTTCTCGAGAGCTCTTTCTGGAACAGGGAGGCCGCGAACCCTGCCGAGAGATCTGGATGCCGGTTGCATGTCTTCCGGGGCCGGGATAGCGTTTGCGTCTTCCGGCTGGAACTCTGTTTGGTTGCGCCTAGATGCCTCCATCTTGGATGCGAACGGATCCGCATCCGACACGAACCGACGCCGGCGCTTGTCGGCTAGCCATGCGATGTCTTCACCCTGGCGCGGCCCGACAAACTCGGGATCTAGGCCACGCTCACGCAGGGTCTGGACAGCACCCACGGGAGCCCTGTGCGAGAGCGGAGCCATCAGGCCCTCGCCGCTTTTCGACCGCCTGTAGAACTCCTTCACGGAGTCCGAGGTCTTGGCCATCTCGCGGGGAACGAAGAACTTCTCTGGTCCGCCCTCTTCCGTCATGTCGACGTAGATACCGGGGAGTCTGTCGTCCAGGCCACCTATCCAGTCGTAATCAGCCATCCGGGTCCCCTTATTTTCGTTTGCCGTTGAGGCCGTAAACCGGGATACCGCTTCCACCGCCACCGCCGGGGGCAGCTGCCGATGGATGAGATGCCGTCGGACCAACATCTACCTGCGGCAGGGTCAGATATTCCTCGCTCAAGCGGCCGCTCCGGAACAACGGTAGAGCCATGTTCCTGATCAACTCGATGGCGCTGTCTTTCGTCATCTTTCCATCCTCGGTGAGGATCGTGATGGCGTCGGCATACGTCTTCGGGTTACGCGCCTTCAGCTTCTCGGCGGCGAACCTGTCTATGAGACTGCCACCCGTCGTGCGTGGCACGACTCCGCTCACGAGCGAACCAACAACGCGGTTCTCGATCATGCCGGCCCGTCTAACGTTCCGATCTTCCAGCGCCGACTCCGCCACTTGCGCCTCGAGCGGCACACCTTCAATGGGAACCGTGCGACCTGACCTCGTGAGCCCGTACCAGACACCGTCTTTTGATGTGTAAGACTTGATGTCGTCATCGCCCTTATTGATTCCGGCTTTTCTGGCGTTGATGTCCATCTGCTCTTTCCAGACATCGAATTCGATCATCCCGTCGGGTGCCGAATCACCCGGTCTCACTTTGGTAGTCTGGTACGTTTTTGGGTTGATGTAAGTGATGGCGTTCCGCGGGTTGTTCCTGTCGGCCTCTTGCTGCAACGCAAACTGCTTGTTCAGCCTTGCGTCTGTAGCCTCTTCCTGCGCCTTGAACCTGCGATTCAGAAGCTCTTCCTGGTAGTCAGCCTTCTCGCGGTCGGTCATCTCTGGCGAGAAGACGCTCCAGTACGCAGCGTCGTACTTGTTCTGCGCCGCTCGCATCTTTCGTTCTTTCAGATCGTTCCTCATGTTGAGGACCGCCCCAAACTGCGGGAACATCGCTGACAGAATCATGGCCCAGGTGCTACCGGACGAGTCTGTCGCTTCCTGCCATTCCTTCTCGGCCTTCTCAAGGTCGGACTGGGAGCCGCGCACGAGGTCGCCACCCTGTAGCTTCGGGGCTGCTGTCTTCGTGCTGACGTCGATACCCTTCAACAGGTTTTCGTTGAACGATGTCGACCCCATGGCGTCCGGAGACTTGGTGGATTCCGGGCCGGCGAACTCGGCTGCACGCTTGAACGGCGTGGCGAACGCGCCGGCGTCATTTATCGCGAACGACTTTTCTTCTGGCTCAAACGGACTGAGCCCAGGGGGTTCAGGGGAGCTCATCCGAGCCGACATGATCTCCGGGGAGATTCCCTGGCGAGCTTGCTGCGCGGCCGCGTTGAACGGAGTCGCGAAGGCGTTGTTGACGTCGTGTTCCTGCGTCACCTCGGTGCCTGCGGTCGGATCGAACGCGGCGAGCTGATCAGCGGAAAGCCTCGGGGCTACAGCATTAGGCATACTGGTTCGCGACCTGAGCGCCGAGTACCCAGACGACCGCTGGGGCGCCGCGTTAAAGCTCACCTGGCTGCTGAATGGTTTTGCTCCGTATGCCATGCGTCACCTCAGATCGAGTAGCCAGCGGCACTCAGAAGGGTCGTTGCCGTTGACATGTTCTGGGACCCTTGCTGGGCGTTAGCCGCACTCGCCGCCTGACCGGCTGCCGCCTGACCCATGATGTCGTTGTTGGCTTTGTCCATCAGGGAAAAGCCCTGCTTCTGCCCGGACTCCGTATCCTGCGCGCCTGGGCCGCCCTGGGGTTGCTGCTGGGGCATGAGCGAGGCGCCGGCCATCGGATTGAACTTCCTGGTTGCGTCGAGTTCAGCTGCGTAATCACGCCTGTACTCCGCCGGCTCGGGAGCTGGCGTGTTCTCGGGTCCCTTGTTCTTGGGGTTGTTCCCTTCGTCGATGAGGCGCCCACCGAAGTTGGCCGCGGCTCGCAGTCCCGCGTTTGACTGGGCATATTCCTGGCCCTGCGGAGCAAAGGAGGCAGCCATGCTGAGCCCCTGCTGCCACTCCTTGCCCTTGTCGAAGATGTCGTTCCAGCCCATTCATCACCTCAGATCGAGAAGCTCATGCCGGACTGGCCGCTGCCACCCGTCGTGCTGTTGAAGTTCGGAAGAGACCCGAGGGCCGCAAGGAGCGACCCCATCTGGCCGGCGGTCCCGCTCTGCTGACCAAGGAGCTGTTGGAGCCCGTTCATCCGGAACTGGTCTCCCTGGGTTCCGCGGTTCGCCAGGTTCCCGACCATGTTCGCGCCGGCCATCGTGTTGGTGTTCCGACGATCGATCGCGCGCTCGTTGGCCTGGAGGGCCTGCTGCTGCTGGCCACGCTGGTTCTGCGCCATCCCGAGACGCGTGTTGAGCTGGGTCTGCTGCCGCTGGTCGGCGGAGTTCTGGAGGTTCTGGTAGCCCTGCGCCGCCGCCTGCTGGCGCTGGTCCGTCCGGCCCGCCAGGTTCTGGTAGCCCTGAGCCGCCGCGAGGTTCCGCTGGTCCTGGGCGCCCTGCATCCCGGAGAGGTTCTGGAACCCCTGCTGAGCCTGCTGATTCGCGGTCCCGATCATGTTCTGCCGGAGGCCGAGCCCCGCCTGCTGGCGCGCGTCAGCCTCACCCTGCATCTGGTTGTAACCCTGGAGCGCCTGCTGCGCCCGGCCCCGTGCCGACTCCTGGATGGCGCGCTGCTGGCCGGTTGCCCACTGCGACCGCTGGGCCGCATCACCCGCAAGCCCTGCGTACTGCTGGGCCGCGGCGTTGAGCCTCGAGTCGGCCTGCCCGCCCATCTGACCGTACATCTGCGCGGCCTGAGCCTCGTTGCCCCGGGTGGCGTTCTCCATCTCTCGCCGGCCCTGGAGCGCCTGGGCCTGGCGACCGTACTCTTCACCCTGCATCTGGCCGAGCCCTTGGAGACCAAGGTCGCGGTCGGCCCGCTGGGCGCCGGCGATCTGGAGCTGGGTCTGGTTGTTGGCCTGGGAGAGGGCGTTCCCGGTGTCGAGCTTGTTCGCCATGAGGGCGCCGGCCAGCCCGGCCGAGTTGCCCCGCATCGCGGCTGCGCGCTGGGCCGCCTGCTCGCCCGCCATCGATTTCTGCTGGATCGGGTTCAGCGCCGACTGCCGGAGCGCGTCCTGCGTCTTCGCGTCGTAGCCACCCTTCCCAGCGGCGAAGTCCTGGTAGGTCTGCTCCCGCTGGCCTTGGTACTTGCCCGGGTCGAACCCGAGGACGTCCCACTGCCGGGCCGTGTCGGCCTCACGCTGAGACCACCCCATGTTCCAGGGGTCCCAGGAGGCGCCCCGGTAGGCGTTCCCGGACATGCGGTTGACCATCCCGAGCTGTTCGTTCTCGAACTTCCCGGACTGGCCGTTCCCGAGGTTTCCCGCGAGCGAGGCACGCTGGTCTTCGTAGGCGCCCGGCCCGGTCCGGTAGTTCTCGATGTTGTTGGCGACCTGTTCCTCGCCGGCGGTCAGCCCGCCGTTCATCTTGTCGAGGATCGAGCGCCGGGTGTCGTCGGTCCATCCTTGGCCGTTTGCGTACTGGTCGCCCATCTGGGCGGTCTGCGCCTGGTACTGGTTCCAGCCCATCCCGTAGGGGTCCCAGGATTGGCCGTAGTTCTGGGCGCCAGAGGCCCGGTTGTTTGCGGCCGTCAGGTTCTTGTCGTACTGGCCACCCTGGCCCATCTGGTCGTACATCCCGGAGAGCCGCTGGTCGTACTGGTCCCGACCAAGCATCCCACCATAGATGTTCCCCATCCCCTGTTCGTAGCGGCCGTATCCCTGGCCATACTGGTCGGCGAGCCCCAGGTTCTCGTTCTCCATGTCGTTGAAGCCGCCGTACCCGTAGTCCTGCCAGCCCTGCGCTCCGAGGGTATCCAGGTCGCTCCACCCACCGGTGTTCCTGTAGTAGTCGGCGGTGTCGTAGTAGTCCTGGTCGAACGCGTTGAGCCCGGTGTAATCCATGAGGTCGCCGTAGAGCCCGCCGGTGGGCGCCTCGGTGTCCGGGTTCAGGTAGTAGTCGGCGTCGGCGTTCCTGGGGTCCACCCCACCACCACCGGTGGCGCTACCGCCGCCCTCGACATCATCGAAAAAGCTTCGCCAGTCGCCGTTGTTCCAGACGTCGTCGATTTGCTGAGTAGCTGGGCGCGGATTCGGCATGTTACTTCCCCGGCCTGTAGGCGCCACCCCAGGCCTTATTGATCCTGCTGCCGAACGGCTCGTCATCCTGTTCCGGATCCGGCAAAGAATCAGTCAGATTCTCGGCGCCGTAATATGAGCTGTCGCTCGGACGCATCCTGGCACTAGACGTGATGTCGTACTTGTTGTCGTCTGGAGAGAGGCGGATTCCGGAGAGCTGTTTCTCGAACGGCTCGTTTGGCATGGTTGAATAGGACTGCTCGCGAGAGCCGCCCTCTCGCCCGCTACCTTCGCCGGTGCCGGGGCCTGGCCCACCGACGCCAACCCTGCCACCGCCACCGCCGGACGATCCAGATCCACTGGTCCCGCTGGTCCCGCTGGATCCGCCCTGGTTCGGTTTGATCCACGGTGTTGATGAACCCGAGCCGACCCGGGTACCGCCACCGCCCGTCCCATTGTCCCGAGACGTCATCGAGGCGGGGGTCGGGCCGACCTTCTTTCCGTAGTCCCGAGCCGCACCGTACCCAATTCCGCCCGCGATCAGGTCGGCGAACGACCGAGCTCGGCCGTAGTCCCTGGCCGCGGTCGAGACCATCTGGCCACGGTAGGGGTCTCCCGTGTAGCGGATGCTTGTCGTCCCGCTCGTGTCAGTGTTGTTGTCGAATGCGCCCACAGGTCACCCCCGCAAAGAATTTTCCCATGCTTCGAAGGTCTTAACCCTTCCAGGAGCATGGAAATAGGCGACCGCCTCGCGGAAAACACGGCTCGCGTGAGCCGCACCACCGCAGATCAAGGCGACCTGCCTGATGTACTGGATGCTCGCTTCGCGGTGCGCGTAGGCGTAAACGCGGAGCGACTGGTCTTCACTTTTTGCCCATTCGTTCGATCTGTCCCAGCAGTCGATGACGAGCGAGAGGGTCTGGATCAAGGAATCGGCGTTTCTCCGAAAGAAGGGGTTCGCCGGGACCACAAGCCCGAGAATCCTGAGGATCGAGGCGACCGCATTCGACAGCTTCTCGGGGGCGACATCGCCGTCAACGATGTCGTCGGCGATCTGGGAGGCGACGTACATGTGCTGGAGAAGGTCGGTCGCGTCCGGGTCGCCGCACGCCCACTCCTTCAATTTCAGGAAGATCTGGTCGAGAGGATCGGGCATCCTGGTCGGGATCCTGAGGACTCGCTCCATGAACCCAAACAGTTGGCGGGTATCTGGCGCGGACGGGTGGACTGTGACCCTGGATTCCGTATAGGTGATCCCGAGAACTTCATCCTTCACCTGGACGTCCTTCACATTGAGCGGAACCTTGTACCCGTCAATCCTCAGAAGGTTAGAATCGAGCGTCCAATCGACGTCGGTGATCGCCCGGGTGAACCGGTCGATACGGACCCCGTACCTGAAGTCTCCAAGGTCGTAGAGCATCAAGCCGCAATCCTTGTTCTTCAGACAGAGCCAGGTCCAGCCGCGGTCCGGGTCGATCTCGCCCGCCTCGTGCTCCCACCAGACCTCGATCCCGGTGTACTCCCGGCCGAAGAGCCGGATCGTCGCGTTCGCGAAGGGGTCGATCTCGTGGATCCGCTGGTCCTTCCGGCGCTTGATCTCGAGCGGCTGGGAACTGGTGATCTCGACGCCTAGGATCGAGGAGTGGTTCGGGTCCATGCCTGTCTCGGTCGCGGCCAGGTCATCCACAGTGGCGTGGATGCGGTACTTCCCTTCGGGAAGGGCGAAGGCCGCAAGCGTGAAGGTGTGCCCCCCGACCTTGCCGGCCGCATACCACCATTCCGCCGTATAGACAGGCTTCTTTACGGGCTCCGCCGCTTTGCAGACCTCGTCTAGATTGACCACGATTCGTCTCCTCTTTTCTTCATAGAAACCGGGTAGTTTGAGCAGGAGGTCGGCATACCCGTTCAGCTCCACCGGGATGCCGATGTGGGCCTCGCGCATTCCGAGCGCCCTGGCCCTGGGGAGGCCGTCGTCCACCAGTTCCTTGATGACGCGCCACCGCTTCAGCGGTGGGAGTTCGGGGTCGACGACCAGGAAGGCCTCGATCGTCTCCCTGCCCGTCATCAGCCCGGCGACCTTCCCGTCACGCTCCGCGACGGTTGATTCCAGGCTCGGATGGACGTCTGGATCAGAAAAGAAAAAGCCCGTGCCGTGTCGCTCCCTCATCTCGAGAACCGCGTCACGGTCACGGGCCGTTTCGTAGAGTCTAGCCACCGCCGGTGATGGTCCCGCCGCCCACCGGGCCTGCTGAAACGGTCATGTCACCGCCCTGGCCGGGCATCGGTGGGCGTTTCTTGCGGAAGGGGTTCATGTCCATTCCGCCGCCCTCGCTGCCGCCCTGGAAAGTGGGCGGCATCATGCCGGCGCCGCCGTGGCCACCGTTCCATCCCGGAGGACCGCCGAAGCTTCGCTGGCCGCCACCGCTGATCGGGATCCCGTCGGCAGGTGGAGCCTGGGCGGGCGGGCCAATGGGGATTGGGGCGGACGGAGCCGGCTTGATTCCGCCGGTCTGGATGGGCGGCTGCCGTAGAGGCTGCCGGATCGTCTGCGGGCCCTGCTGCTGCATTGGCGGGGAGGGCTGCTGCCCTCCGTAGGGCGTCCCGCCGCCGAAGCGCGGGCGTGGTTGCGACTGACCTTGGCCGGCGCCGTAAGCTCCGCCCAGTCCACCTTGATTGAATCCCATGTCTATTCCCTCCTGTACGGGTTTTTGCTGACGTACTGAGCGTACTGGGCCAGGCGCCCCGCCTGCCCTTCCCATTGTGGCGTCTGGGGGCCTCCGCCGTTCCATCCGCCACCCGAAAAGGTGGAGGATTTCATCGGCATCGTCGGCTTCGACGGGTTTCCGATCCGGGTTGGGCCGCCCTCGGACCCGGGGAACTGCTGCTTCGAAATGTTGTCAAGGAGCTTCGACGCGTCCCCGGATTCCTTCGCGCCGTCGTACTGAAGCTTGGGCCCGGGGACCTGGTCGACCTTCCCGGGCTGGTAGACCGGAGGTTGGTAGGTCGGCCCCACCGCGGGCGCCTGCTCCGGAGGGCTGGGCGGCTGGAAAGCGCCGGGATCCGGAGCGGAGTCCATTCCATAGGGCTCCGGCCGCACCGCCTGTGCGCCCGCCGGCCTCGGAGGGGCGCTCGCCTGGGCCGACCCGTAGACCGACTGACCGAGTTCTTGCGGCTGGTAGCTACCCATCAGAACTCCCTGTTCACCTGGAAGGTGTTGTAGTGCGGATTTGTAAATCCGTAGGTTCCGACGACCTGCGTTTTCGCCGCTCCAGGGTTATAGATGCTCACCGATAAGGTGTCACCGACGGCAAGCGTTACGATCGCGTCGATCGCCATGGATACGTCATATGTTGTTCCGTTCTGGTGGAAGATCGATATGACAGTGGCGTTTTTTGAGATTCGGAGATCTATCGATTCAGCGACCGGGAAACCGTCCAGCATCACGGTTGCGCTTACTTTGTATGTCCCTGGGTATTTTGCCGTGTAGAGGGTCGTGCCGTTAAAGCACCCCTCTAGATCGAAGTCTTCCATGCCGGGGGTAGCGCCCACCGCATCCCAAACAAGAACAGTCGTTGCGGCCGCCAAGATGTTCCCAGCTGCCGGTGCGTTGGCCACAACGAGCATCATCGACGCGTCTGTTCCGTAGTAGTACCACTGGAACCCGGCGCCGCGGTCTTCGTAGCTGGCCCCGTCCCGCTCGACCAGTCTGTTCTTTGTCGGGTCACCGCTGACCGTGACGTTCTGTCCGGCAGAGAACCGCATCTTCGTGCATTCGTTGATACCGATGACGCCCTTGATTTTCGACAGGTCCAACATCGAGCCGGCGCCCGTGTGGTCGCTCTGAAGGAGGCACCCCTGGAAGTTGAGAACCGGGACGCGGATGTCCGCCGGGACCGACGCGATCCCCTGGACGCTCGCCTCAAACCAGGTGCCGAAGAAGTTGGTCGGGCGGAGCTCCTCGCCGGTGGCCTGGGAGTCGACGAAGTAAAGGTCGTACTGGTTTACGGTGAACGTGCCACCGTAGACGTTGTATCCAGCCCGGCTGTCAGAAGACAGGCAATCGAATACCATCCCGACCGCCGCGCTCTCCCGGATGTACGGCTTGATGAATACGTTCCCGGAGCCATACAGGTTGAACCCGTTACTGCACTTGGAGACCGTGATGTTGTCGAAGAGGGAATCGAAGATTCCGACCCGCGGCTTCGCGTCTGGTCCGACCCCGTACCCATCCCCGTTTCCGAGGATTCCGGTCTCGCACTGGAAGATGGTTAGGTTCCGGAAGCACGCATTCCCCGAGTTGTAGTTGGTACCGCTCGAGCCGCCAAGGATCCCGATCGTCGGCCTGGTGGTCGGGTCTGGGTTCGTGATGTAGAGCTCCTGGATGGTCGTCCCGGACCGTAGCTCGTTCGTAGTATCCAGAATAGCTTTCGCTGTCCCGGCATGAGCCGCAACCGGGGACCAGTAGATCGCCGTTGTACTGCGATTTTCGCCCCGAAGGCTGACGCCACCCTTCACGACGAGCGACGTTCCGGCCGCCCCGCCCACGATGTAGGTCCCCGCCGGAAAGTAGACTGTTCCGCCGATCGTTTCCGCGTAATCGATAGCCGTCTGGATGGCCGCGGTGTCGTCCGTGCCGCCGTTACCGGTTGCACCAAACCACTTCACGTTGATGACCGGAGTTCGCTTCGACCAGTAGTTGTCCGCCAGGATGACGTTGAGCCCACCCTCGTTCAGCGCCCTCTTTTTGAAGGGTGCTTGGCTCGTGAGACCGCCGGATCCGTCACCGTAGGCGATCTCGTCGGTGTTCACGAAAACAGATGGCGGAACAGGGGTGTGGATCGTTACATCGCTGGCATTCTGGGTGGCGGTGGAGGCGCCCGTTGCCTTGATAGTTCGATGCTCGAGAACTGTCCCAACCTTTGATTTAAAGATCTCGGCGCCCCCACCGACATTCGATCCGTCTGTCACGTAACCAACAAGAGGGGGCCCGCCACCCCCGATAATGAACCACTCGTCCTTCACGGCGTCGTACTGCGCGATGGCGCTGTCGCCGGCGCCAAGAGCCGCATCACTCCGAATGTTTCCGCCCCCGGAGGCGAACGAGAACCCGTCCTGGGCGTAGAAGTAAATCGGTGTCCCGAAACCCGGCGCCTTGATCGTCTTGATCGTCGCCGTTCCCAGGACACGCACCACCGGGTTGTCGATCTGGACAGTGTTCGCCGCCTGGATCGTCGTCGCGTTCTTCCGGCCCTGCTGGGCGCTCTGATTGATGGCTCTCTGGAACTGGTAGAGGGCCTCGTAGAGAAGGTTGTTGTCGATCGACCCGAACTTCTGGGGGATATTCGGCGGCCGTGCCATCAGTTGTGCCCTCTCAGGAAGTTGTAGGTCGCGTTCTTGAAGAAGAGGCCGATCCGGCGGAGCGAGAACCAGTCACCGCGACTGAAGGTTCCAAACCGGATGCCGACCGACGTGTCCTGCTGGTTTCCCCCGAGCTCGATATCGTGCTCCGGAGCCGATGTCAGGTTCGCCTGAGCGAGGGCCGGGGTGGACCCATCTGGCTTGGTCGCTGAACTCCCGTCGGGCCGAATGAAGTAGGTCGCCAACGTCCCGGAGCCACGAATCCGGTGGACCACCTTGTCGAAAAGGCCTCTCCCGATGTCGGGTCCGATGGGTGCCGTTTCGTAGTAGGCGTCGATGTTCCCCTCGCCACTCTTGGTGACATCTGGGAAGTCGTTGCGGGCCGTGTTCTGATAGGTGATCGCATTTACTACTGTGTCGGCCGGCGTCGTCGGGACCGTCGAGCTCATCGAGTAGACCGGCCTGGGTGTCCCGTAGATGTCCACGAGCGTGGCGCCCTGGTGGTAGCCGGCGGTCGTACCAACCTTAGTCATCACGGTGTCGATCGACCACTTCCGGCCCTGCCCGGAGGGGATCGGGTTGTCGAACCCCTCCGTGTAATCGAGCGTCAGGAGCAGGTTGCAGGGGTCTGTCGTCCCGGCCGTCGTCTTGGCACCGACGTGGATCTGTTTCGTCGCCGGATCCACAACCACCCAGATGAAGTTCGGGTCGGTCCAGTTGATCGTGTTCCAGGTTGGCGTGATTTCCTGACTGATGATCTGCGGGGAGGACCCGTCGAAGAGGACGAGGCCGACGCGGGCCGCAATCACTACCCAGCCGTCACCGTAGCCGACGCCGTGAGGCGAGGGCGTTCCGGACATACGGTCCACGAGGTCGACGGGCCACATGTAAGGCTCGTCCCCGGTGTCTTTCGTGACGTAGAGCGACCGCTCCTTGGCGATGTAGAGGGCGTCGCGGAGTCGGAAACAGTCCCGGAGGCCCTCGCCGTCGTCTGGTCCAACCGAGATGAGTCCGGTGTTCAAGTCGAACGATTCGGCGTTGCCGGCCCAGGACGCGCGAAGAACATTCTGCTGGGATGTGTCGTTCAGGTCTACAAGCTCGATGAAGTCAATCTCGATGAAGCTCGTTGCGTCCGCGGGCGTAAATGCTGTGGTGTGGACGACGTAAACCGAGATGTACCCGGTGACCCCGAGAACAGACGCCTGACCCATCGGCGCGATCGTTGTGCCAGCGACCTCGAGTGTCTTGTAATTCGTTGTCAAGGTACTTGAATTCAGGTATTGCTCAATCGTCTGCTGGAGCACGCCGGCTGCGTTGTAGATATCCACGTAGACTCGGACTGCGCCGGCCCCAACAACCGCACTTCGCTTCGCCCTGACGCGCAAACCAAGGAGCTGGCCCGTCCTGAGGTAGGATGAATCGAAGGATTTCTGGTTGACGTACCCGTTGTTCCCAACCGTCGAGAACCCGTTGACCACAAGCGTCTTCTGGTTCGCTCCGGGGGCAAACCCAGTGAACGTAGCACCCACGTAAGTAGATGCGTCGACCTGCCAGTATCCAGGGAGAGCATATGACGGCGGCCCCGCTGAATAGAATTCGTCTCCAGCCGTCTGGAACCCACCATCGAACGAGATGTTCGGTGCCCCTCTCGTCGCGTAGTTCGGGTAGGTTACCGTCGAGAGTTCCGACTTCTCTCGACATCCCCATAGTATCAGTCTGTCCGCATAGCTAATGACGCCGGCCGGGGACGCTGGCGTGTGGAGGGTGAAGTACGGTCGTACCGGCTCACCGTTCAGGATTTCGGCATCCGTGACTACTACAGAGAAATTCCTGGTGGTGTTATCCCAGATAGTAGTCTTTTCGAGGTAGTAGAAATTCGTGTCGCCAGCGGCTGTGAGGGCCAGAATCCTGGCAACCGTGTCCGTCGGCCCGATAGGTGCGCCGTAGACATCCAAAACAGCAACGGCGGCGTTGGTAACGATGTACTCGACACCGGTCCCGGGCCTTGTGATGTACCCGCTCTTCGTGACGAAAAGCCAGGTGAACATGTGTTTCCCGAGGGACAGACCAGCGCCAGCCTTCGTTGTTATTTCTTTTCGGTATGCCGGTTTTGCAATTTCAATCGCCCATGCCGGCCCATCCGGTGCGATCTCGGAAATCGTCGTCCCATCCGTGGCCACGGCCCGCATCCGCCCAGAGGCCCCATCGTTTACGGCCAGGTAGAGCTTGCCGAACAACGAGTCACCCTTCAGGGTAAGAATCGCGTCGTTCCCGAGGTCCGTCATCAGGCTCGAGGTCCCGGCTCCATGGATCCACGACGTGAGCGTCCCGGAGGTCGCTCCGAACGACGTCAGGTAGAGGATCATCTTCGCGCCGAGCTTCGAGATGAAGGGCTTGAACGAGTAGATCGGCGACGATGCCGTGATCGCCGCCGACCTGTATTGCGTGAAGAGCTCGTAACCGTACCGAGAGCTGACCGTCCCCGGGAAGAAGCTGACGTTCTTGCAGTTGGGGCTCTGGCCCAACCCCAGGGAGAGCCTATCGATGAATGTGCATAGGCCCCCGAACACCCGGAGGACCAGGGGCTCGAATGTGTCGAGGGCCATCCACTTACACCTTCTTGAAGTAGAAGCGCGCGGCGACCTTCACGTTGCTCAGTGCGCCGGAGGCCTCGGTGGTGCCGTTCCAGAGCGAGATCTTCTTGTTGGCCGTGTCGAGATACATCGACCAGCCGGCGGGGCCGATGCCGAAGCCCGATTTCGGGAAGGAACGAGCCTTGACAACGATGTTGTTGAACAGCGTCGACACGTCGTCTCCACCGGAGGTCACGGTCCCGTTGACGTTGATGACGCAATCGAGGACGAACTCCTGACCAGAGTCCGTGAACGAGTTGACCGTCGAGATGGTGATGGTTGCAGCCATGCGAGCCTCCTAATACTTGAAGAAAGGCGTCTGGTACGCCGGATACCTGTGAATCGATGCGTAGGGCGCCCTTCTGAGGGGCTCCGACTGAGCTGTCTTCAGGGTCGTGTTGATGAAGTTGTAGAGCAGCCGTCCGGCCATCCCGGTCACGCCCGTAGGGTCCACGACGCCATAGAGGCTGGCGAGCTGGGCCTGACCGCGGGACTGGGCCGCAATCCCCGCGGTGAGCGCCGCGAGGAAATCGAGGGAATCCGTGATCGGGAGGGCGGTCGTGTCCGTCCCCGAGGTCGGGAAGTCCGAAACCGTCGCCCAGTAGTCCATTTTCACGTCTCGAGGCTCCGTCGCCCCGATGAACGTGATGGTGTGGCCGTTCCAGTCCCAGTAAACGAGCTGAGATTGCTGCGTGGCGGCCGGGAGAGGGCGCGAGCCCCGCATCGGCATCCACTGCGACTCGTCCGGGCCGACCGAGGGGCCGGTCAGGCTCGCCAGGACGGTCAGGCTCGCGTCTGCATCGGTGCTGGTCGCCGTCGTGGTCGTGTTGTCGGCCAGGGTCTGGTCTTCGTAAAGAACGGCCCCTCCCGCCTTCGACCGCAAGAGGATTCGGTGGGTGGTGCCAACGGGGCCGATCGGAATGTTGGTCCAGAGGAGCGTGTCGCCGAGCGAGGACGTCACCGAGGTGGTCGTCATCGGGACGGAAGTCCCGTAGACGCCCTTGAAGGCCACGGCGCAGAGGTGAATTCCGCCCGTGATCGAGCCGCCACCGGCCGAATTCGTGACCGTGGGCGGACTCAGCGCCGCACGTCGCTCGAGAAGCCTGTCGGGGGCGATCAGGTTCGAGGGGAGGGCCGGAAGCCCTGCCGCCGGGGAGAAAACGAGATTAGTCAAACCCGCCGGGATCGCTGTGGAACCGGTGTAGACGATGGTCGACCGGACTTCGCTGGAGCCGGCGGATTCGAGTTCCGAGGCGAGGACACTCTGCGCCTGATTCACGATCGGGAGCAGGAAAGCGTTCGTGTAGACCGCCGCCGGAAAGTCGTCCAGCAGAGATCTCACCCTGACACAGACGTCGGCGTAGGTCGGCATGGGCTCAGATCACCTTCGAGGAGATCGGGTTGACCGCGGCCCGCGCCGGATCGTTGATCCAGAAGGCCGTGCCCGTCTTGTCGTACCCCAGGAGCTCGCCGCACTCGGTGCACTTCTTGGCGCCCGGGTGGATGCGGTTCTTGCAGCACGGACAGTCGATAAACTGGGACCCCTCGGTCATGTCCTGCGACCACTCGCGCTCGATCCTGAGGATCTGGGCCGCGCGCTTGGCCAGCGTGTCGACCGCAGCAGCCGTCTTGTACTGAGAGTACTGCGTGTCGCCCTGGAGAACCTTCGATCGCGCCCAGGCCTTGAGCCTGGTGTCGGCCATGGCGAGCTCCTGCTCGGTCGGCTCGGGGCCGGCCGGCACGAAGACGCCCATTTCCCACCAGTTCGAGGTGTGGCCGGGGTCGGGGACGTTCTGGTCGTTGCATTTCTTGTAGTCGAGTCCCATCAGATCGAGCGCCATCGCCCTCGGAGTGATGTTGACGATCGCCACATGGTTGTTGTTCCCCAGGTCACGCTTGCTAACCCCGGGCCCGACCGAGATGAATGCGTACTTTCCCTTGCCCTTGCCAGGAAGTTCGCCCTGTATCGACCAGTGCGTGATCGAAAGGCCCCAGGGAAGGACCGAACAGAGCTTGACTGGGACGAGATCTGCGGGCGCGAGCGCCATCTCATAAACGATGACGGGTTCGGCGCCGTACTGCGACGACATCAGGTACCTCCGTACTCGGCTTTTCTACGCGACTCCGGTGTGGTCGGGCCGCTGACCGGTATCCATGACTTGAACGGGAAGGCCGCAGCCATCTCGCCCATGATTTCTTCCTTCTTCGCGTCCGTCGCCGCCTGCTGCGCCCACATGTCTTCCTGGATCTTCTTGCGAATCTCGAAAGTAGTGCGAGCTACGGTTTGGCGATGAGCTCCGACAGCCTGTCTGAGCACCTCGAGGGTTGGCTCCATGTACGTCTTGGAGATTCCTTCCTCGAAAGTAATGATCCTCTCGTGTGAACGAAAGACGGGGGACCACCACTCGAGATGCCAGCGCTCCAGCCATCGCTCGGGAACGCCATACCGGTCCGGATCCGAGTATCCCCAGACGAGCCGGTAAGCTGGACCAGAGGGAGACCCCCCGCCGTAGTCGGCCAGTAGCCTGACCCACTCCCGGCGGGGGACCTTGTTGCGTTCTGCTGCAACCGTAGCCCGCATCGGATTAGGACGTGAACTCGTTGTAGCCAGTCGGGATCGCGAGCGAGCTGATGTAGGCGTTCAGGCCCGGGTCGTCGCAGCAGAGCTGGGAGATCGAGGCGAGATACGTCACTTCGCTGGTCGCGAGACCACCGGACGCGCCGTAAATTGGGAAAGTTGAAACATCGTCGACCGTGTAGAGTCCGAATGGGACTGTCTCGACACGAAAGAGGTTCTCCATGTTGACGAGGTCGACGCGCGTGGCGTTCTGGTTCGGAGCAGCGAAGGTGCGGATGCCGTCAACCTCGAACTGGTCCGGGTTATACAACATCTCTACCCCGGACCGCTGGGCGGGCTGCTTCTGGATCATGTTGACGAGAAGCGCGAGCTCCTCGTAGGCCTGACGCTGGGTGGGATTCCAGATGTACTGCCAGTTGCCCTTTTTCATCGCGCCATCACGGAAGAGTTCGAGGCGGTTCCGGAGCAGGCGGAAGTGGGTCGGCGTGAGCGCACCCGAACCCGCGTCGACATTGATCGAGCGGATCTGCGGATACGTCGCGCGGGACATGTTCATCCACAGTCCGGTATTCGCACTGGACGAGTGGTAGGCCAAGCCCCAGAACCAGGTGGGCGAACTTCCGACAACGCCTTCGGGAAGCAGTTTGTCGTTGGTCGTGGTCGTTGTGGAGGCCGTGAAATACGCCGTCCGGTTCGGATGGTCGAGGACGTCGACAGTGACCGTCTGGGTGCGGGCCGTCAGTGCCGAGTTGTAGACCTCGTACTTGTGGCCGGCGCGCAGCCAGCGGGTGCCGATGGGGGTGGTGAGCTCGAACGAGGCCGCGGTCGCACCAGTCTTGATGGTGCCCATGACGCCGGTGCCATCACCGAAGTAATAGCGATCGAGCTGAGCCTTGTACTCGCTCGTGCCATCCTTCAGCATGTCCTGAACGGCGTTCTTGATCGCGATGTCATTGGAACTGGAATTCCACTGAATCGCGCGGGTCGACTCCAGCGCGACGAGAAGGGGAATCGGAGTGACATACCCCTTGTCGTACTGGGCGCCGGTTCCACGTCCCAGGTCGCCGCCGTCGGGGTTGAAGGTTCGCACCTGTCCGCCCGGCTTCAGCTTTTTGGCGATGACCAGGCCGCGGGGCCCGATCTTCTCGACGTCTCGCTTTTCGATCATGGAGCAGAAGTTCTGCTCCGCTTCGAACAGCGCCGGCACCACGTCACGGTATTTCTCCTTGAATAGTGCCTGGCCGCTGGTGTTACTCAGAGGTCCTACTGCCATAGCAGTCTCCTGTTACTTCTGCTTGGCCTCGAACTCCGCGAACACCTGGTCCATTGTCTTTCCCCTTCCGGAGAGAGGCTGGCTTCGCGGGGCGATAGGCGCGGCGCCGGATGAACCGAGGTCGCGTCTCGAGGCTGAGGTGAGCTTTTCCTGGCGCCTGACCCTGACGCCATTGGCGATTTCCGAGAACTCCCGAAGTACAGGTGCCGCAACAACCGGAAGGAGCGACTTGGCCTGGTTGATCAAGTACTGACGCGCCTGCGCACGGTGCTCTGGGCTACCGTTTCCGCTGCGTAAGATCTTGTCGTACTGGGCCTGGATGTGCGGGTTCTGGTCGACCCTGCGCACAAGCTCGTCACCGATGGAATCGAAGAGTTTCGCCTTCGTCGCATCGTTGTAAGAGCCTGCGTACTCGTCGATCCACTCCTGCACGACCTTTGCGCCTTCCTGGAACGATTCGGAGACCACGCTCTGGTGGAATGTCCGGATCTTCTGGAAGACCTCGTCCCTGCGGGCCTGCATCTCAAGCTGACGTCTCTCGGCCTCCTGCCTTTTCAGGAGTTCCAGCTCCTCGAGCTTCTGGCGCGCATGCTCCGGAAGTTCGGCCTGGTCGCTGTTTTCCGATTCCTCAGCCTCTAACCCAACGTAGACAGCCAGGTCATGCGCGGCCTCTTCGAGGAGGGGATTCCCCTTCTTCGCGTCCTCGCGCATGTTGGCAACCACGTTCCGAATGAGCTTGACTCCGGCGGCGCGCCACGCCGGCGGGTGGAACTCCTCCAGGTGATCCACGATGTGGCTCACGAACTGGCGGGTTCCGTTCGGGTCCACCTGAACCATCATCCGCATGATGTGGTTCGCGGCTTCGTCCGAACCGTGCGCGATGGCGGCCTTCAGATTGTTCATCTGGTCCGCTGTCATCACGATCTCATCAAGCACTTCCGGTGTTGGCGCCACCGCCTTGTAGTGCTCGATGTCCGACATCTTGATTCCGGCCCTCTGGTACGGCTGGGCCGTCATGTAGGCGTCGATCAGGAGTCGACGCATCTTGGGGTCCGGGATGGCCTCGACGGCCTTGCGGATCTTGGGGAGCCTCGTCTTCCAGTCGTCTGGAGTGAGCTCAACTTCTGGCTTTGCCGGTTCGGTTTCCGCCTCCGCTTCCGGCTTCGCCTCGACCTTCTCCTCCGGCTCTTTGTCCGAGAGGATCTCGTCGACCATTTCCTGTTTGCTCTGGGGTTTGTCCGCCTCGACTTCTGCGTCGGCCGCGCGGAAGACCTCATCCATCCCCTTGCCCTTGAACGCGGACGGATTGTCCGTCGGGGATTGTGTAGGAGTTGCTGTTGTAGGTGTCGGTTTTTCGACTACCTGGACTTCTTCCACTGGGCCTCCTACTGAGGTGGTGCCTGCCCTGGAGCAGGCATCGGGGGCGGAATGGCCAGGGGGTTGCCCTGACCAGAAATCAGCTTAGCATGATTGGCTTCTACCCATAGCATCAGGTTCTGCCAACCCACTGGGTTCGCCTGCTTTGCAAGCTCGCCATCTTCACTGAACGCGAAATCGACGGCAGCCGTGATGTTGATCGCGGCGTCGTCGAGAAGATCCGGTTGAATGCTCGGGAGAGGCGGCATCGGCTGCATGATCGGCATCCCGGTCATGTCCAGTATCGGCTGCCCCGTCATCGGGTCCATCGCCGGCTGTGGTGGCTGCGGAATTGGCTGTTGGGCAAGCAATTGCTGGAAGATCTTGAAGGCTCTGCGGTACTGCGCCTCGCCCGGGACCTGGAGCTCGTGACCCAGCGTCTTCTTGATCATGTCGGCGTTCGACATCATCGTCATCATCGGCTGGAACAGCGGGTTCCCCATGAGCTGCATCAGCAAGGCCTGCTTCTGCGGCCAAGTTGTCGGGTAGTCCTCGTCGAGCTCCGGATAGGTCCGCGCGAGTCCGATGTCGAGGTCGTTCGGCCCGAGCGTCTCCGTCCTGTAGCTACCCGACTGGTCCACCGAGACGACGTCGATCGGCTCCGTGGCGTTCTTCTTGAAGTCCTTGACGACGAGCTCCGCAACCTCGGACCAGTGCTCGCAGAGGGCCCGGAGGAAGAGGGAAACGCGGCCGAGTGCGGAATTCCGCTCGATCTCCATGCCCTGGGCGGTCGAGTTGCCGGCCCCGTGCGCGCCGTAGGCCGCAGGGAAGACACCAGTCACGAACTGGGCGATCGAGGTCCGGAGGTCGTTCAGGAAGTTGACCGCATACTCCGGGAGCTGCCCGGGGGCTGTCTGGAAGAAACCGTTCGCGAGCGACTGGCCCGGAGGGGCCTTCGCGTTGTAGGCCGCCCCTGCCATGACGCTCGAGCGCGCCCACTTCTTGAGGTCGAGGACCTGGGAATCCACGAAGGTAACCGGGAGCGTGTACTCGACGTTGTCCCGGACCATGTTGAAGACGTCGTTCGCGACCTCCTGAATCTGGACGAGCGACCCGCCGATCGGTTCCCGGATCTGACCGGTTCCCGGGAGGGCGTGGCAGACGCTCCAGTGATCCAGAAGATTCTCGTTCCGAGCTTCGCAGAACACGTCGTCCGCAAACGCCACGTAAGCCCCGTCCGGAAAGGCCTGGAGGAGCTCCTCGCGCTTCCGCTCGTCGTCGAGCTGGTAGAAGGCCCTCTTCGCGAACCAGATCTCGGAGACGGTGATGTACTCCGAACTCCTCACCGGGGTCGGCCGGTTGTCAGCAGTCAGGCCATGTGACATCTGAAGGCGAGCGCGCTTCTCGATCGTGGAGGTGGCGCTGTCGCCCGCCTGGGTACCGCCCGGAGTGCCGATTTTGTTGGCGACATGCTTGAACGCGTGCCGGACGGTTGCCTTGGTCATCTCCCGGCGCCGGATGAGGTACTCGAACTCATGGATGTCATTCGCCGTCGGGGGCGTGAGCATCTCGAGCCCGTCGACGATGTCCCGGATCGTCTTCGACCGCGGGATCGTCCGGGACCCAACCTGGATCGGGACGCTTGCGGTCTGGGCCGGGATGTCGGCCTGCTCGTTGAGAGGTGCACCGCAGTTCTGACAGCCGATGTTCCCCTCGTTGACCGTCTTGCAGACCGGACAGGTGTACCCGGCCGGCGCCAGGACCCGCTCCTGCATCTCGATCTGTGGCTCTTCGATCCAGCCGAACCGCTCTCCGTCGGCGACGGTGCGGACATAAGACCCGAAGGTGCCATCCGTCCAGAGGAGGTAGATCGCCTTCACGAGCTGGGAGTGCGTCTTCTCCTGTGTCCGGAACCACCGCACGACCGCGTCACATTTCTTGGCTGCCTCGACGTCCTCAGGCTTGCGCGAGTTCTGGGGCCAGAACTTCACGACCATCTTGTTCCCGGAAAGGAGCGCAATCAGGGAAAGCGCGTAGCCCTGGAAGAAGTTGAGGGCGTAGAGAGACTGCGTGTCCACGCCACCCGAGACCGTGGACATGCCACCACTCATCGAGTTGTAGGCGCGCCAGGCCCCGGTCTGGTAGTCGAACCAGCGCCACGCGTTACCGCGGAACAGCTCCCGGTTCTTCAGGACCTTCCGGACGTACTCGCGCCGGGCGATGTCGGAGGTTTCCTCGAACTTGCGAAGAAGCTCCCGGAGGGAGCTTTGCAGGTACTCCGGGAGCGCATCGGCCTGGATGGTCTCGTTCTCGGGTGGAAAATAAACGTCATTCACTCTTCTCGGGCTCCTTCATGCTAGCGATGTAGCTTTCCTGCTCCATCCGCCAGAGAGCCGCCCGAACGCCGCGGATCCTGCGAAGAGCAATCCCCGGGTCGTTGTCCTCAACGTTCCCGGGGTTCTCGAGGACGACTTCGTGCAGCATCTTCGTGAGCTTCTGCTGGCTCTCGCGCAGAGCCTCAACACTCTTCCTGAGGGCAGCGATCTCGACTTCGTTGTTGATCGCCAGGAGCTCTGTCGAGAGGTCGTGCTTGACCGTGGACGTGATAACCACGGTCTGTTTGCCCATCTGAATCGCCACGTCGTCGATGGCGCGCAGGGCGACCAGCAGAAGAATCGCGAGAACACCACCAACCAGGATGAGAGTGACGATCATTCGTTACCGCTTGGCCTTCCACCACTGCCGATGTTGCCAGCGCCCTCCTGCTCCCAGGTGCCGTTCCCCACGTACTTGCCGCCCTTCCACTTCTGCATCTCCTTGCCTGGCATCCGCGGAATGGCACCCGGCGTCACCATGGGACCCATGCCGCTGTTCCGGTAGGCGTTGCGGTCCATCGGCATCCCGGCCTGACCAGACTGGGCAAAGAACTCTCCCCAGGTGGGAAGGTCGCTCCGCCCCCCCTGGTTCTGGACAGGGGCCCTCGTCTCGAGGTCGTCCCACCGGGCCTTGAACTCGTCGTCCGTGAGCTGCCGGTTGAAGTTGTTGCCACCCGGCGTCTGCGACCATCCGCCCTGGCGCGCAACCCCGGCGGACCCAGGTCCGTTCGGAATGACGCTCGAGGTGGATGACCCGCCAACGCCAGATCCGTAGCTCGACCCAGGCGCCACACCAGCGCCCTTCCCGAGGGTTTCGGTGCTGACGTTCCCCTTGGATGACGGATTCGGATTCGCGACCGGAGGAGCGCCAGGATTCACCGGCGGCGGTCCACCCGGAGAGCCACCGACCGATCCAGCGGACCCCGAACCAGTCTCCTGGCCCGTGGAACCGGAACCGGTTGAACCAGTTGAACCGGTTCCGGCCTTCTGTTGCGTGAACCTGTTCCGGAATGTCTGATTGGTCGGGTTGTAATCGTTCTGCCAGGGGTATCTTCCCCCGGAGGACGGGTACCCACCCCCACCGCCGATGTTGCCCATGGTGCCTCCTTACGGGAGAGTGACGTACTCGATGTAGACGGTTCCGGTGCAGGTCGTGACGTCCGCCAGGTCGCCGGCGCCGCCGAGAATCTGAAGAACGATGTCCTGAGCGGTCGTGTAAAAGAGAATTCCGACGCCCGTCCCGAGCTCGGCAGTCGCATTTCCGTAGATCGTGGCCGCCGAGGCCTTGATGCTTCCGGCCTTGATCCAATCAACATAATCCGTGCCAACAACGCCGACCGAACCCGTGAGCGTGCCTGCGGCGAAGGTCGCCTGCGTATCGTTGATCAGGTAGGCCGCGATGACTCTCGAGTTCGCCGGAAGCTTTCCGACCGAGAGATTGGCCGTAACTCCGCCGCCACCGGCCGCGACGACCTCTGCGTTGGTCCAGGTCCGCTTGATGACCCCGTAATGCGGAGTCGAGGCTGCCGCCACCGTCGTCGTCACCGTGGTCGGGGTAGCGTTTCCGAGAACCGCTGAAGTGTTGGTTGCCATCTAGGCCTCCTTATCGCCTGACGAACTTCAGCGTCTTGGCGACGCGGTTCATCCATCCGGCCAGAAATTGAGCTTGATTCGGTTTCGTGGCGAGCCTCTGCAAGTGGACCCTGTAAATGCTCAGGTAAGCGAAGACCCGACAGTCCTCCGCGGATTCTGCCCAGGAAGCATCCTCGAGGAAGTCGGCCGCGACCGCAACACCGCAGTGAACGGCCGCAACAAAGTGGCTGACGGCCAGCCGCCCGGGGAGCTTGTTGCACTCGGCGACGAGCCAGTAGCGCCGATAGTAGATCTCCTCGACCTCGGCCTCTGTGATGTCCCAGACGTCGCGGATGGGGCGCCCGTGCGTGACACTCCACGTGTCGTAGGTCGCCTGGGTGATCCCGTAGGCGGTTCGTCCACCCTTGTCGCCCTTGATCTCGGACTTGCCGCCCTCCAGTTCGAGGACAAGTTTCAAGGCGTCCGGGAAGTCCATCAACGGTCTCCCCTCTTATCTTCCAGGTTCTGGTAGAGACAGAGCCCGTTCTTGACCGCGTCGTCGTGAGCCCTACGGAGAGAAGCGACCTCGTTTCCAACGGACTTCAAATCGCCCTTCATCTCGGCCAACGTTTTCGTTATCTCTAGCTGGAGTGCCTGGATGACGGGTGTCATGTGATGGTTCGGATGGGCGTGCGGATTTTCGTCGTGAGTTCTTACTGCGGCGAGTGCAACGGAGTGCATATCACGTACCTCTTTCCTCAGAAGGTCGACCTCATCCTTGGCCACAGATCGAACCCACAGGCCGACTGCCGCCAGGATGAATGGCGCTGCAATAACCCAGATCCGCAGAGCGATGTCGAACGTTCCCACTCAATTCCCCGCCGCTCGCCCAGCCGCCTTGGCTTGGGTCAGGAACGTCAAGGTGCAGGCGTCGGCAATGGCCGCCACCGTCTTGACGTTGTTGCTCCGTTGGGATTCCTCTGGAAACCTGTACCTGATAACGTGGCTCACGAAGGATCCGGCGAACCAGAGGAACGCGGCGATGTTCACCAGGATCGGATGACTCTGAGCGAGCCCGGCGAGAAAGTCGGACGGCATCTCAGACCTTCACGAAATAGCTTTCCCCGGACTTGTTCACGAGCAAGAAGAGGTCATCCCAGTCGGCGTCGGTGACCGTCGTCTTCGCCAGGAGAGACTTGGCCTTGGCGGCGATCTCGGGCCCGTATTTCAGGAGAATCTGGAGGATCAGGACGGTAACTTCCATCAGCGCAACCTCTCGATCAAGGATACGAGACCATCGGCTGCGACGCGAACATCTTCCATCACGCGGTCAGGCGGCTGCCCGGCCTTCCCGTCGTTCCAGGCCTTGACCGCCCCGTAGGCGGTTCGAGCTGCCCTCTGGTAGACGTCGTAAGCGTTCAGGATCTGCTCCTTCTGGACATCCGTGATCTTGCCGGCGCGATAGAGGTCGCCGGCCACCTTCATCGACGTATCCACGGTGATCGCGACTCCGTCGAGAGTCTTGTAAGCCTGAACCCATGCCGGCGCCGGAGCGCACGCGGCGATCCAGATCATCAGGCCGAGCAGGTACGACAGGTAACGTTTCATTCGGTGCCTCCGTAGGAAAAAGGCGCCCCCGGGCCGGAGAAGACAGCGCCGGGGGTTAAGTCGGCCTGGGGGACCGATTCGTGCCTCACTTGCGTTCCAGCTTCATTGCGCACGGCGAATCCACGCGGAACTCGCACGTCACCCCGCTCGCCGTCCACTGGCTGTGGAA